TTTATGGACATCAATGGTACGGCAATGGTGTTTGTCACCGCCACCATGTTTGGCAAACCAATGACTTGTCAACTTCCTGTTATGGACTACCGAAACAAAGCAATCCCTAATCCTGATGCTTTTGCGGTCAACACAGCCATCATGCGCTGCATGACCAAGGCTTTAAGTCTACATGGATTGGGACTCTACATTTACGCTGGTGAAGACCTCCCAGAAGAGGGTAAATCTGTCGTTATCACACCGACTCAGGGTGCAACAGACAACATTCCTGAAGAGGAATTACGATACCTAGAGGAATTAGCAATTGAATTGATTGCTACTTGCGAACAGGGTGATCCCAAGGCAGCTTGGGTGAGATTGGAAGAGCAGAACCTAGACGGGGAACAGAAAATTGCCCTCTGGACACTTCTGCCAAGCAAAGTGCGTACAGCGTTAAAGAAAGCGAAGGAAATCTAATGGAAAAGCGTGATAACTCAGGCGTGTTGTTTAAAAACGACAAGAAAGAAACAGGAAACCATCCTGATTACAAAGGAAACATCACAGTCAATGGTCAGGACTATTGGTTGTCTGCATGGATCAAAGAGGGTAAGGGTGGCAAGTTCATGGGACTGGCACTCTCGCCTAAAGAGCAACAAGCAAAGCCATCAGAGAGGTCTAAAGCGACTAACTTTGATGATTCTGATATGCCTTTCTAAGGACTCAAAATGAAAAAAGTAATTGTTGGAGTTTGGTTGTCTTTGGTGGCAACAATAGTATGGGCTTCATGCACATATAGCACTTATACAGTTGGTGGAAAAACAGTTTTCTGCACAACCTGCTGTTATGGCGAAGGTCAATTCCGAACTTGCAATACAACTTGCAATTAAAACTTACGAGGGGAAAGCGGATGCTATGGACAGAAATGTCGGACGAACATGGACGCAGCGAGTACCCTCACCAATTTAACAGGAGTGAATGATGACATTAGATAAAACATGGTTTGGTGGACAAGTAGAGAAATTTTTTGGCTCTCCACCATTTAAGTTGGTACGAAAAGAAGACCCTACAACGAGTCACGAAGCGGCTCAAGTAGTTGACACCACCAAGCTCGAACAAATGGTCTATGAGGCCATTAAAGGCTTCCCAGAGGGCTGTATTTCAGATGAAGTCTTAGAGTTGTTCCCGCAGTACCCATATTCCTCAATAACAGCAAGATACAAGGCTTTGTTAGACAAGGGATTCATTGAAATTACTGGAGTCAAAGTAGGTCGCTCTGGTCGCAAACAACGAGTGATGCAAGCAAAATGATTGAAAAACCACCTTATTCAAAGATCAGTTATCCCTCTGTGCCAAACAAGGATTTCAAATGGTCATCTGGTTCTGATGTTCAAGCAATATGGAGAAAGTATGGATGGACTCCTCCTTCAGAAAAGATGATTGCCCCACCACCAGAGAAGTATCAAGAACCTTTAAGGAGAGTTAGATGAGTTACGCAGATATAGAAAACAAGATAATAATTTGGGCGCAGCAAAGACGAATTATTCCCAATAGCAACCCAGAATCTCAGCTTCTCAAAGCAGTATCCGAGATGGGAGAACTGGCAGATGCGACCATTAAAAAAGATCGGGAAGCAGTCATTGATGCCGTGGGAGATGTGATGGTTTGTCTTATCAACTATTGCGCTCTACAGGACATCAATCTGGTAGACTGTATGGAAGTAGCATACGATCAGATCAAGAATCGTAGGGGAACTCTATTGCCCAATGGAATATTTCAGAAGGACGTTACTTAGCAAGTAAGTAAAGACCCACATTTGAAAATGCGTACCCTGCGTACACAATAGCCATATGTGGGTTATCTTTCCATAGTTGTTCACCAGCTATGTAGGCGTAGATTGCTCCTGTCAAAATGATGAGCCAAGAACTCATAGTTCGCTCACATCAATCACTTCACCTCGAAACTCCACCATTCCCTCATCAAACTTATGGACTAGTTCAGGCCATAGTAGATGACCATTAAAAAAGGTCAGTACCGCAAAGCCTGACCTGTGATTAGTTGGGTTTAACTCACCATAAGTGAACTGTGGGCCATCTGGCTCTGCCAAAGTTCCTGTATCAACACCATAACGATTGCCGTTGTAGTCAGAAAATGGTGTTACTTTGAGAGAGTGTAGGTGTCCAGTTACGATAGAAACACCAGCGTTGACAGTATTGTTATGGGTTGCGTGAATACCACCTTTAAACCGATGCTTCACAATCACATTCTGGGTAGGCCAACAAGCCCAACAAAACTCCCAATCTGGGATATGGTCTGACAACTTAAATCCCTGAACCTCTTTGAATTGTGGCGCATGGTTGGCTAACCTAGAGGCAAACCGATCATCGTGATTACCAAATGTAAATATTAGCTTTACATTGTGTCTTTCGGCTTTGGCTGCTTCCTCAATTTCTCCAAGCATAGCCTGACAAGCCTTCAATTCTTGAATGACAGAAGTTTGAGGCAGTTCTGTTGCGCCATACCGAGATATAGACGCACCATCAAAGGCATCACCATTACAGATCACGGCTTTAGGCTTGAACTCTTGAATAGCCCATAAAAGCCCTTTAAAGGCTGTAGAGCGTTGACCAGGTATGAAGTGGGCATCAGAGAACACCAAGACCACGCCATCCTCTATGCCAAGTTCTATTTGCTTTAGGGGAGAGAAAGACTTTTGACGCTTTTTTTCGTAGTAAACAGCACGAACATCGGCAGATGCTAATTTAATCTTGTAGTGGTCTTCTATCCACCTTCTACGCAAAAATACGGCACGAGTATGGATTCCTAAATGTTTGCCAACTGCTGAAGCCGACTGTAATTCAGCCCATAACTTTATAAACTCAGCATCCGAGCAACTTTGATTATGTGCGCCCATTGGAATCCTTTGTAAGCAAGTTTTCTAACAAGTTAACAATTCTGTGTTCCTGCATGGAAACATCATCTTCAGAAGACTTTGCATCTTGAGCAACGATTAACAAATCATGCAAAAAGATGTGCAAACACTCATGCAAAGCAGTCTTATCTAGGCTCTCTGGTGTGATCTTCTCAGCACCAAAATCACCTAATCGATAGGTAGCCAGTCTTGCAACATCGTTGAATTCAACAGAAGCCATTGCTTGTTTAGCAGGCTTCATGCCCTTCTCAATCCTCCAATCTCCAAGAGACAATACTTCTTGCCACTTTTTGATCGACTGAGCGAAGATTTCAACGTCTTTTGGGGTGGGTATGTTAGGCATTACAGCACCATAGTCAAACAATATGACTACTTTAAGTCAATACCACAAGTGCATGATTTATATGCTTTTCTCTATCTGCCAAACCAATAAAGCCACCATTGATCTTTTTGGTCATCATCTTGTAGTCACGGGAATCAGCAAATTGGTTCAGTTTATGGGTATTCCAGAACCATCCTGCGGTTAAAGCAGCGTACTGAGGTGTAGCAACTAGGTCTGGATTCATCACAAAATCTTCTCCAAGGGCTTGTCCTGCGTGATAGTACCCTGCGTGTCCAGTTAGCTGGAAAAGTCCCCTGCCTCGAAAGCGATACCCGTCCCCAGAAGCCTCATCTCTGTTTTCCATACGATTGGCGTAAACAGAATTGGCAATTTTTTGAGGATTGCGCTCATATTGCTTGGCAAACTCAAGAGTTGGAAACCTTTTCGGCCAGACTTTCATCAAAGTTTCTGCACGATAGTTCAGGTTTTCACTCAACATCTTAAAGTTACCACTCTCATGAGAGCATTGACCAATGAAAGCGGCTTGGCGAAGTGGCGTAGAGATGTCAAACCTGTCAAAAGTAGTGTTTAACGGCCCTTCCCAAACAGGGTCGATATGAAGTTGTATAAGTTGGTCTTTATTTACCGACATTTAGTAAATCTCTCATCTGTTGATACGAATCCACACAAGCATTCAAAGCGGCAGTATTGCGATCCCCCTGCGCTACTATTTCTGCGATGGCTTCGATGGTTGCTCTTTCGGCATCAGAAGGTTGGTCAGCCTGTCCATTAGATTGACTGGTTGCTTTTGAATCTGCGCTGGTAGAGGCGGTATTTGCGGGGGTTGATACGTTACTTGTGGGGCAGAGGCGCAACTTGCCAGCACGATTGGCAGCAGCAAGAGCGGTAGTCTTTTTGTTGATAGCATCATTAGCCTCCTGAAGTTTGGCAGATTGTTGGTTAAGTTTCTCAGTCATGTTGCGCTCGATCTGGCGAGCTTCATCATTCTTTTTGGCAATGGCTAGTTTCATGTCGTTATCACGCTCTAGCCACCCATAATGGTGTCCAACTCGGTATGTACCAAAGAGAGATACCAAAACACCAACGATTAACCAAGGTAAAGGTATCATTATTCAGCCTCCTGACGAGCAATAGCCAATTGAACACGATCATTGTCGTCTTCCAAATGGTCTGGTGGGGTTGTTGGTGGTGGGCCAGGTGTCCAAGATTCATCTAGTTCTGGGTTCTTCCAAACAGGCATTGCACCAAAAGGTTGGCTTGGCAAACCATACGCAGATTGCGGGGGTGCGTAAGAAGAGCCGTATGAGCCTTGCATTGAATGACACATAGGTTGCATCATCTGAGGTGGATTTGGCGCTCCTAAAGCCCTTGCAGCGCCATTTACAGCCCTTTTACCGATAACACCACCAATACCACCCACAATCAACAGAACAATGTCGTTCAGCATCTTGGTATAGGCTTGGTCAATAGGAGCCATGCTCTTGATTGGTTGTGTCACAAAGGTGACAGAATACAGTAGCGCACCAACAATGAACATGAGGATAAGTGTGACTGCAATCACAACAAAGCCCCAAATTCTTACTTCGAAATCCTCAACGGACATTTTCTGATGGGACATCATTAACTTTTTTCTCCAAGATTGGTGCTACTAAGTACTCTGGGCAAGTCTGAGTAAACTGACACTTAGGCTTTTGGCATTGTTCGGCATGAAAGTTATCTGGGTTCTGACAAAAATATCGATACTTTTCTTCACAGCCTTGTAGCATAAAAGCTACAAATATAAGTAGATACTTAAACATAAACATCTACCTTTTGCCATTGAGTCTTAATCTCATAGGCTTTCTTTTGTTGGTCAGCTTGTCGATTTAACTCTGCCAAACGCTGCATATTCTGTTGGTGGATCACCCTTTGAGCCTCCCACAACATTTGAGCATTTTGTTGATAAGTGGTAATTCTCATTTCCCAAGTCCTACCTTTCCAAGCAAAAGATTGACTATTTTGTCCGACAAATCATTGGGTAAGAACTGCAAAAACCCAAGGAAATAAAGTGCCACAAGACCATAAACAATGATCTTCAGAGCCAGATCAAATGTCTTTTGGTACTCATTCATCTACCACACCTTCTGGTGGATTGGCAAAAGTCCATCATCTCATTCACGCCAACAACAATCAAAAACAAGACGAAGAATACACCGCCAATGATCATTGCCCACTCTTGCAGTTCTTGCTCTTTGGCTTTGGCTTCTTTTTCAGCCTTCTTTAAAGCACTTAATTCTTTGGCATCAGCCAAGTCCATCTCTGCTTGACGGGCTTTAATCTTATTCCAGACATCAATCTTACCTGTCTGCATGAAGAGCATCTTTAACTCTTCTTCAAATGCTCTGGCTTGCTCAAGAGCCATCTCAATCTCAAGAGCGGCTCCCATGTTAGAGCCTTTCTTGCTTGTTTTAGCCTGAAGCATGGCTTTGGTAGCCTGACTCTTGGCATCAAACATCTTGCCCAACATCGGAGCAAGAGAACCCAAATCATTGGCGACCTTACTCGCCTTCTTGACCATCGAAATGGCACTTTGTAGCCCATTTAAAGCCGTTATCGGATCAATCGGTATCACTTCTTTCTCTCCCACTTCAAGCATACAACCCTTCGGTTATACACATCACCAGTCCAAGTCCACTTAATACATCGGTACTCTATGGTTGCCGCCAAGAGAAAGGCGATCACGGAAATGCCCAAACAATAACAATACTACAAAATATCACAAACGCTGAAATACAGGCTGCTGCACAAAATGCAAACAGCCAGTCTTTCATTACTGCTCTTCCTTAGATTGCATTGCTCCCCTCAAAGTAGAGCTTGCAGAAGTGCTAACAGTTGGACTCCATTGGTCTGGGTTTGCCAAAATACTTAGCACTCGATTTCGTTCAGCAGTAGGCAATGTAGATAACAAATCTGCTGCACCTTCTGGTGTTTTCATGGCTTCTGTCAAAGTCTTCATTGTCTTCAAACCAACCGCTCTTTCCAACTCGCTAATTACCTTATTAGTTGAGGATGCCAAAACACTTAGATAAGAAGGCAAGCGAATAAATGAAGTCTGTTGCTTGAGAAGCTGAGAAAGTGCAGTCTTGCCTTCGCTCACTTGCTCTTTGACAGACATCTTTGTCAATTGCTTATTGGCTTGGTCACGCAATACAGCCATTGAGTTGTCTGCCAACTCTGTAGCAATGTTGTACTTGCCTGGTCCAAGAATCTTTTCAACCTCTTCAGGAGACTCATTCTGAACCAAACGAATAAAGCCATCTTTGTTGGTTTTCCACAATCTCAAAGCTTCACCAGATAGTTTGCGTTCAGCAATCTTCTCCATACCTTTTGTGTAATCAGCAAGATATTGACGATAGCCTTTACCGCCAGACTCTTCGATTGCATCAACAATGATTGGCCTGATATCACCAAGAACCTTAGAGGCAAGGTTTCTCTGTGATGTAGCGTCAATGCCTGGTCGTAACTTTTGAATAGCAGCGTTCACAGAGTTCTTGCGAATAGCATCTAAAGCCACTGCATCAACAACACCACCATTGTTAGTCCATTTGGCAATGTCATCAGCAACATTCTTTACTGCACCAACAAGGACATCATCACCAGCAAAACGAGGATTGTTGCCAATGGCAGAAATTCGTTGTGCCAATGAAGCGCCTTCGATTGGTTTAATTCCAACAGAGCGAAGTGCATCTGCAGCGCCTTGAGCAAAACGAGCGCCTTGACCTAAATCCAAAGAAGCATTTGCCGCTTGAGAAGCCCAGTTGTCAGCCATTTGAGCCAACTCACCTTTGTAGGTATATTTGGTAAATCCAACAGGAATGCCCTTCTTGATTAACTCAAGTCGACCTGCAGCTTCTGCCAGTTCACCAGCATTAATCAATCTACGAACATCGGCAACCTTGGCTGCAGCATCTGCGGATAGTTGACCCGCTTGTGCTTCATATTCAGCAACTGCTTTACCAAGATTTGCCCGATCCAATGCGCCTTCTCTAGCAGGAGTTGTAACCGCAGTAAGAGCAGACTTAGCTTTTTCAGCAACAGAACGAACCTCTGCAGCATTCTCACCGCCTGCCAACTTAGACAAAGCCTTCAATGACTCATCTTCGTTAAACAAACGAATCTTACGCAAGAATTGTGGGTCTTTTTGCAAGGCATCATCAATCAATGCTTGCCAAGTTGGATTGTTAAAAGATGCTGTAATTTCTGCAACACTGGCATTTGGTGGTGCATTTTTAAGAGTATTTAGCACCTCTGGCAAGTCTTTTCCAAGAGCTAACTGCGCCAAAGTAGCAGCTTTTTGTTTAGATGATGCAGTTACAGTGTCAACAACCTTGCCTAAACCTTTAGCAAGCAATGGCGCTACAACACGGCCACCTGCCTCATAAGTAGCACCTTCAAGAATATTCTTTACTGGTTCTGTTTGGGCTTGTTCTGGTGTCATTCCACCAAGATAAATGTCGCCCAATTTAAGCGCTTCTTTAGCCATTCCATAGCCAAGACCTGCACCACCAACAACACCAGCAGGGCCTAGTGGAGTGCCTAAAAGACCACCACCAACCGCTCCCAATGCTTCAACAGTAGGAGCAACAACAGGTTTGGCAATGTTTCTGTATAACAACTCACTTAAACTAAGTTTTTGCTCATTCTTGGCAGCAGGAACAGGTTTTCCATAGCCTGGTATTTGTCCAGAAGGAGGCGCAGGATATCGTGCAGCCAACCTTTGTGTTTCATCAGCAATAGGCTTTTCAGCAGGCTTTTCTGCACCCAAATACTTGTCTGGGTCAAAACCGCCTGATTGCGCTAAATATGCATCTGGGTCAAAAGTAGCCATTATTGGACTCCAAGGCGTTTCTTAATTTGTGCAGAACGAGCATCTTTAGGATTAGCATTTGCCCATTCCAAAGCCTGCTGATCCTGAGGAGATAAGGCTTTACCAATTCTCTCAGTTCTATAGGCATATGTCATGTCATAAGCCTCTTTGAGTCGAGTCTTAGAGCCTTCAATATCGCCAATAGCTTGGTTAAGAGCCTCTTTAACATCTTTAGCATTTTGTCTGCGATCAATAGCCGCAAATGAAGCAGTAAGTTGTTTGCCCTCTTGATTAGACACATTACCCAAAGCACCGCCAGTTTTAGAGGCATCACGAAGGTCTTGCAAAGCTTGGAAGCCACCTTTAGCAACAATCTTGTCATACAAGGCTTGAGCTGCACGACCATTTGCTGTTAAACCAGGCAGTCGACCTGCGGCAATACCTGTAATCTCTGAAAGACCAGGGTGATCACGCAGTTTCTCAATATCTTTAACAAAGGAATCTGCTTTGTCTTCAAAGCCTTTAAGTGCAGAAGTTGCTTGAGGATATGCAGCCTCTCTCTTTTGCAGGTCTTTAGGACTAATTGGCTGATTTAACTGTGACTCTTTAAAAGCCTGTTGCATCATCGCAATATCACGGCGTGAATCTGCTTGCATTTGAGCAATCTGAATACGATTTGCACCTGCCTCACGAGCGGCATCAATTCGTGCATCAGCGGCAATCTTAGCCGCATCTATACGGGCTTGATTTGCGGTAGCTTTATCTGCTGAACTTTGCAATGCAGCAAGCACTTTATCTGGTGAGCCATACTTGGTAACAACAGACAAAATCTGGTCTGAAGTAGCATCTTGTGGCAATTTAGACAACTCATCACGCAATTGCTCTTCTTGCTTGATAGACAATTGAGTCTTAGCCGCAGTAGCCAAAGAAGCTTGTTGAGCAGCCTGTCGTTGTTGCATCAAAGCCATTTCGCTTTGTGCCTTACGAGCAACATCTGCAAGAGCAAACGCACCTTGTTGGTCACCCATTTGAGCCAACATTTGTGCGCCTTTTAGAATCGATTCTGGATTCGTTTGGTCAATCTGCTTGGCAATAGATTGTCTTGCGCTAATCAACTGTAGTTGTGGGTCTTGTACACCCATAGCACCTGCAATACCACGACCTAATTGGCCAATATTTGCACCTAATTGCGCACGAGCAGCAGCACCAGGGTCTAGTTTGGCAAGTTCATAGCCTGTTTTTAAGTCTTGTTGATACTGTTGACGCTGATACATATCAGGAGTCATGCCAAACAAGCCTGCTACTATATTTTCTGCCATGATGATTCCTTACGAAAATAAACCGCCAAACACATTACCAAGCGCCTGACCAAACATAGCATTTGGATTGCCTGCCGCCATCAATGCTTGAGCATAAGGATTGGCAGTAGCATTTGCACTTGTTGCCATGTTGGTGCTGAGTTGAGCGCCTGTCAAACCTAAGCGACCAACATTTGCGCCTGCTTGAGAACTAATTTGTCCTAAGTTGATGCCTGTTGTTAATGGTTGCTGTGCTGCAGCCTCCAAACCTTGAACCTGACCCAAAGCAGTTGTGTATGGTTGGTAAGCCGCTTGCTGACCACCATAGTACTGACCCATTGTTTGCGCACCAGTACCCAGCAGACCCGCACCAAATGCGACTTGTTGTTGACCTGCTTGTTGAGCTTGAGCCGCCAATTGAGCCTCTTGCATTGCACGAGCGTTATACAAAGCCTGTAGTTCAGGAGTTGTAGCGCCATAAGTGCCACCTTGAGCAACCGCTAAACCGCCACGACCTTGTTGTTGCAGTTTGTTTTGCAAGTTAGCCAATTCCAACTCACGACCAGGTTGCAACAAAGCCATCTGTTGATTCAGATAGTTCTGAGCAACTTCTTGAGGAGATTGAGCAATGTATTGATTGCCAAGGTTAAACAAGTTCTGCGCACCTGTCTGCAAAGGAGCAAACTGCTGTTGAGCGCCTTCTGCTTGCTGTAAACCTTGTTCAGCCAATGCTACCAATCGGTCTTGAGCATTCTTAGATTCAGGACTCAATGTGTAGCCTGCGCTTGTCAATTGACCTGTAACTGGATCGACTGTGAACTGTGAAGTACCAAAACGAGTGGTCATGCCAACAGGACGGAACTGAGCCGCTTGTTTGGCAGCAGCAGTTTCAGCATCAATCATCTGTTGCGCACGTTGAGCCGCTTCTTTAGATTGTTGCATCTGAAGCAGATTGCCTGTTGTGCCTAGTCCACCAGAGAATAAATTAGCAAGATTGCTTGTTTTTAATCCAGTACCAAGTGCTGAACCAACTCCTGCCAAAGCAGTGCCAAGATTTGAGCCTGTTAGAACACCAGTACCTAAACCTGTACCTGCTGTAATGCCTGCGCCTGTGCCTGCCGCACCCAAGCCTCCTAACCCAGCCGTTGTTAGTCCTGTTCCTAATCCACCACCAAGACCAGCCGCTCCTGTAGCGCCACCAAGACCACCTGCGCCTGCAACAGTTAATCCTGTGCCACCACCCATGCCAACTACAGTACCGCCTCCGCCACCAGCGGTTAACAATCCAGTACCGCCTGCAACTCCACTACCACCAGTAAGGTTTGTTAGTGTTCCAACGCCTGCACCAGTACTCAATGCTGCGGCCAAAGATTCAGCTCCTGCAGTACCACCTGCTCCACCTAAGGCCAAATCAAGTTGCGCTAATTGAGCCTCTGTTAAACCAGTAGTACCAACAGTAGGAGCGCCACCACCAAATAGGCTTTCAAATCCGCCACCTAGACCACCAAAAAGCAAAGCAGAACCAAGAGCAAACTCTTTTAATCCACTATCAACTTTCTGTTGAGTACCAGTTCGTTGCAGTTCGCCAGTACCGCTATATTGGTTATACGCTCCACCAACTTGGTTTTCACCAACTTTGTAGGTATAGACATTTTCAAGACCACCGACTTGTTGGTCTTCACCAGAACCAATAACTTGATACTGAGGTTGAACAATTGTGTCGCCCAAGGTAATAGATTGACCTGGTGGAACAGTAGCCGCTACACGAGAAGCAACTTCACCCTCTGGTAGTCCAACTGCTTGAGCCATTTGAGCAGGAGAAACACCATATTGCTCCATAGCCGCAACAATCTGACTATCTGTCAGATCAGGATTAGCAGTCAGAAAACTTAAAATTTGTTCATTGGTTACGGCCATGATTGCTCCTTAACTATATTATGGCTCAACAGGCCATGTAATGTTCCAAGGGAATCCCTCTTGAGTAGGAACATCCCTCAATGCTTTTTTATATATTTTCATATTTTTTACTGTTTGGTATGTCGGGAACACGTCAAGCGAATCAAACTGCCAGGTGTAGGCGATCGTCATGGTTTCGTTGTGTTACGCCAGTGCTTGGATTTGGGCCGCAATTGAGTTGAGCTGCGCAAGCAGTTGTTCTTTGGTTGGTGCGGGAGGTGCAATAGGCGGTACATACGCCGCATCACGGGCTTCAAACTCAGCGATTTCTTCAGGTGTTAAATCAACCCGTTCGCCATTAACCATTTTGTGTGTGTATTGACTCATGATGAAATTCCATAAAGTGATGCAGTTCCTGCGCTTATGTTGCCAGTATTAAAAATCAATCTGAATGCAGTGATTGTTGCCGTTGAGTTATATCTACCACCGCCAGCATTCCATCTAGCTATTGAGCTTACAGCGTCATACCAACCCGCAGTTACTGTGTATCCCGGATAACTACCAGCGGTTGATATTAAAGTTACCGTTGCATTCAAACCCGGCGCAGCGGTTGTGTAATCTCCTTTGGTTATTTGAAAGCCAATAGTGTTACCTTCATTTACATTAGTACCAGAACTGTAGCCAGTTGTTACGTAAGTTGGAGTTGCTCCTGTTCCAATTTGTACATACAACTCAGCATTTGCTGTAGCTGGTCTAATGTTATCTAAAATTAGGATATATCTGCTGTACCCACTTAGACCAGTCCATCCTATACTTGCAGAACTAGAAGCTGTTTGTGTACTAATAAGTGTCATCGCCCCCGCACTTGGCGTACTCCAAGTAGGCGCAGCACCAGAGCCAGCAGAAGTTAGGACTTGGCCAGATGTGCCAGCAGAACCTGCAATAGTTAATCCAGTCGTAATGTTTGGAGTTGTTAATGTAGGTGTAGTAAGAGTTTTATTTGTTAGAGTCTGAGTGTCAGATGTACCTACAACAGTACCCGATGGAGCAGTTTTTGTAGCCCATGTATCTAAATCAGCATCCCATGCTTGTACATTAGTACCAATAGCCAATCCTAAGTTACTACGAGCAGTAGATGCACTAGCAACATCAGACAAGTTATTGCTTGCAGTTAAGAAGCCACTTGAAGTAAATGCAGCCTGTGTCCATGCAGAACCAGTGTAAACATACAAGGTAGATACTGTTGTATTCCAGTACAAAGCACCTGTAAGTAGTGCATTACCATCGTTGTCTAGAGTTGGAGCGGAACTCTTAGAACCTAAATATCGGTCATCAAAAGCATCGTAACTGGCGGCAGCACTGGTTGCACTAGAAGCAGCATTTGTAGCGCTTGTAGAGGCACTTGATGCACTCGTAGCGGCATTAGAAGCACTGGTAGCCGCATTAGAAGCTGAAGTAGCAGCAGATGTGGTTGAACCAAAAATCGAATCTATTTCAGTTTTAGTATAAGCGTCTGTAATTCCAAAACCAGAGATGCTAGTAGGATTCGTTCCTGCAGTAATGCGACCATAAGCATCAGCAGTAACAGACTTGTAAGTCCCTGCTGTTACACCAGAAGTAGCCAAATCAATATTGTCAGAATTGACAACAATACGGCTAGAAGAAGCAGTACCAACATCTATTGTGTTACCAGTCTTTGTAAGACCTGCACCTGCGGTAATTTGACCTGCACCAGAGAATTGTGCAAAGGTAACAGATGTGCTTCCCAATGTCCCACCTGCATCTACTGTACAGACCCATCCTGAATCAGCGTTTGTTGTGCCTTTTTCAACAAAAGTAAAAGCAGCTACCAACTCAGTCCATGAGTCAGCATCTGTAGTACGAGTCCAAGTGCTAGATGCACATAAGTAAATACCATTCTGGGAAGCAGTAGATTGATCCTTAACCAGAACTCGGTCGCCAACAGAAACCGCCACGCCATCGATAGTTTGTGTGCCAGACAATGTGATATTTGCAGTAGTAGCAACAACCACAGAAGCCTTGGCATCAATTCCTTGTGCTAGAGCATCTACATAGCCCTTCGTAGCCGCATCAGAATCGTTTGTAGGGCTTGCTAAACCAGTAATAGTGGCAGATGTACCACTATCCATGTCCAATGAGCCAGAGATGGTCACATTGTTGAATGTAGAAGTGCCAGAAGCGGCAGTCACATTACCAGTCACGTTACCTGTGATGTTTCCTGTGACGTTACCTGTGACATTACCTGTCAAATTACCAGTCACGTTACCAGTTACTGCACCTGTCAATGGGCCACTAAAGCCTGTTGTTGCAGTTACGTTTGTACCAGTAATAGCAGCTGCAGATGATCCACCAATAACTGCGCCATTGATAGTGCCTGCGCTAATAGCGGCAGAAGCAATCGTAGCAGCAGAACTAACAGTTAAGTTAGTGAATGTACCTGCAGCGGCTGTAGAAGCACCAATGGTTGCACCATTGATTGTTCCACCAGTAATAGTCGCAGAACTGTTATCAGTCTTGGTCGCTATTGCTGTTGCAATATTGTTGAACTCTGTATCAATTTCAGTACCCTTAACAATCTTTAAAGGATTGCCAGGCGACAAATTGTCTTTAGATGCGAAATTCGTGGATTTTGAGTAATTTGACAATCTAATTCTCCTTGTGCCTATTAGGCTTAACCTATCTTGCCTTCTTTGGCTTGAAGTTCAATTTTCTGAATTGATAACTGAGTGCCATTGATAGTGGCCTCGTAACCAGTTTGCACAATCTTACCTGCGCTTGAGGCATTGCTTGTTAATGCTTTAATTGGAATACCGCTTGAGTAGTCTGCAACGGCATACTCACCTACACCATACTCGAAGTACCCTTGAGGTGGAATAAAGACGTTCTCTGACTGATAAGCTCCTGAGTAATCAAAAGCCCACTTAATCGTGAGAAACTGATTCGATCCACCAATCACAACAGCCGTAATAGACTTCAAAATAGAAATCTGGTTAGGATTTCCTAAGTCGGCATTGTTTGTGTAGTACAGGAATCGATAAGAAGATGAATCATCGAGATATCCAGTATATTTCCCAATGTAGCCTTTTTTACCAATGTACAAATCACCATTGCGAAGTGACTTCAAACAAGTCGGAGCAATTGAGTCCCACTTTGTCACACGAGAAGCGCCATCTTGCAATGATTGCTTAGTGTCAAAGCAGTAAACCTGCAAAGTCTCTGGTAAAACAAGAAGGTAAAACGCTTCTTTTTCTGAGTAAACAGACTTCAGATTAGCCAATGTTTCACCAGCCAATGATGATGCCAAGTCAAAACGAACATTCTTGGACAAGTCACGCAAAGGAGCAGACTTTTCTTGAATGGTTCGCATCAATGAACGAACTCCTGAGTCTGACAAGAAAACAACATCAGAACCAATGCTTTGAATAGTATCTCTAGCAATGCAACCAATAGAGCCTACTGTGTCGCTAAGAACCAATGATGCAGGCGTAGAAGCTCCTGAATAAACCAAGATTTGCTTCTTACCAAAGATAAACAAGAAGTCATTATGAGCAGCCAAGCCCATCACTTCATCAGCGCCATTAGGCCATACACGAGATACGTCCAATGAACCTGAAGTGCCACCGCTCCATACATGACCTGCAATCAGATCAGAAAAGTAAACAGTTACTTTGTCAGTAGAAGTATTGGCAACCCATAAGCGACCAAAAGCAGAGATGCAGATATTTGCTTGCGGAACAGTACCATTGCTTCCTGATTTCTCAGAAACTTTACGATAAGTAGTCGTACTTACTGCAGGATCATAGATTAGAGCATCATGTCCTGTTTGGAAGAAGTATGCAATTCCATTTAGAGTTGCGCATTGCCAGTTGTTTGCAGAAATGGTTGGAGCAGTACCGCCACCACCATAGGTCAACTCAGTTACTGCATTGGCACTACCAAGCTTAAATATCTTATTATTGCCTGCAAAAAGAACTGTAAGAGTTCCATCAGTCTGAACTAACTCATGGATAACACCAACATCATTAGCACCCAAATTGCCTGATGATGGGTTTACTTTAGTCCAACCTTTTCTAGCACCAATACGACCATATTGATCAAGAATACAGTTTGTGGCAACTAAAGCAAAGCCAGAGCCTAAATCAAGAGGCGAATCTTCAGTATTCAGGCCAAAGAACCCTGGTGCAGAAAGACTATAACTTTGAAGTTGCGATGCCATTAGACTGCCTCAAAATTGTCTTCAGGATAGCGAGTGCTTTCCATAGCAATTGCATCTGCAAGCATTCCTCTAAACATTGCATAAGCCTCATTAGAGTTTGTCCCGCCATCTTCGCCACGCTCAATCAAAGCACGAGCATAGGCACTCTGAGTCACCAAATAGTCTAAGACTTTTACAGATGTAGAGTCGGATGATAATGCTGCTTGAGGAACAATCACATCAAACAAGATTGTGTAAGCACCATCAGGAATTGGGTACAAATCAATCTTTGTATCGTTGCTTGAATCTACGCCATTGAAGCAGTATTCAGATGGAATACCCTGTACTGGAGTCACAAAGTTCAACTTGCGATTCATGCTTGTGAAAGGAACATCTCCCATCACAACATTGCTAGTTGTATTCAGGGCATCCATCACACGAAACTTTTGACCAACACCAGTCAAAGAATATGAATGTGTGCCAGCAGTTGTAGAAATTGTTACTGTTTGAGACAGACAATTCCAAGTATATGTGTCTTCGATCTGACGCTTGGCATCATTGACAAACTTGCCAATCAAGGCTGAATAAGCAGTTTCTCCAACAGTAGATACTGTGCTTTCACGCAAGCGAACAAGCACATCGTTAACAAGTTCTAGATAAGTCATGTTCGTTGTGACCCTTCGATTTCAAAGGTAGCAATTACAGAAATTGTAGAGCCTGTCTCTGAGGTTGCAGTTAAATAATCACCTTCTTCCATCACAATATACTTTGTTAAGTCAATTGTTGCTAGTGAAGTTTTAGCAGACAATGTGTACTCAAATGTGATGTAAATACTTGTACTTGCACTTGCATCGTACCAAGACAAGGTGATATGTTTATTTGAAGCGGTTGCGTTAGCGGCATGAATGAGAACGCACCTAGCGTAATATCCAGTCGGAACTGTATACAGCGTAGTAGCTGTAGCAGCAGTTAGATTCTTACCGACTGATACTGGTCTCACTTCTTATTCCTCTTAGAGATCGCCTTGGCTTTAGCCTTAGCGTCTTCCTTGGACGATGCTCCCCAAGCTCTAAGAGAAAGTAAAAGTCGGGTAGGCTTTCCATCTTTCATCTCAGCGCCAGGCATATTGCCCATTCGTGCTAAAAAGGATGCCCTACGAGGGTTATCTCCCGACTTGACTGGTGGCTTTAAATGACCACCTGTTTCTGCATTATAAGATGCTCTCCCCTTGGCATTCAAGCCCCCTTTTGGGTTTTTTCCTGCTTTTGTTTGCCAAGTAGGAGTTTTCATTTCTTCTTCTTTGCAGTTTTAGCTGCGGCTTTAAAGGCGGCCTCTGTTGGAGCGCCCTTTGAGCCAACTTTACGCATCTTTTCCTTAGAACCTGCTTTTATGCGCTCTTGTTTGGCATGGATGTTAGCGTAAAGACCTTGTTTCATTTCTTTTTCTTCATTGGTTTGCTCATGCCTGCAGAACTCAAGGCAATGGCAAGGGCTTGCTTCTTTGATTTAACTACAGGGCCACCTTTGCCAGAGTGCAAAGTACCAGCCTTATATTCTTTGTAAACCTTTGAGATTTTGGTTTCAGCTTTGGTCTTCTTCATTTGCTTCTCCCAGATTTCTTCATCATGTTAGTGGCTGTACGACCACCACGAGTAGGCATAGGACGCATTTTTGGTTTTCCTACGGCAATCATAATAGCGATAGGCATACCTTTAGGCTTCTTATCGCTTGGTTTCTTGGTTGTTTTCATGGTTTCTCCTTTTTAATAGGGCCGCCAGATTTCCACGCATCACAAGTACGAGCGGAAGCACAAGTAAATTGAAATAGGTCACAATAGCCAAGATCAGCTGCTTTAACGAAGTTTTTATCATAGGAAAGTTCTCCTTCGACTTCATCCTTCTCCAAACCGCCCTCAATACAGGCCATCATCTTTGGAGTTTGGATAAAAGCAGCACAATTACCACATCGCATACCCTTGATGACAGAGGTGGGAGCGTTATACATCTTGGCTTTTTTCAGCCAAAACGCATCATTTGGTTCATTAGGATTTGGTGGGCCGTAACCAAACTTCTTAAAGGCGTTATTTCGGTTTTTTAGATTGACCGAAACATCTTGAGTCGCTATAGGACAAGTATCGCCAGATAGAAGTTTCATCGTATCACCTTAGTGGCTATAAAGGATACTACACCACCTAAAACAGAAGCGATAGCCATTCCAACAAACATTCCACCTTTGGACTTGTTTGCCATCTCTAAAAGGGCTTTAATATCTTCACGCATAGCATGAACTTCGGACTGTAGAGCCTCTACTTGGGCTTCTAACTTACCGAACTCTCGTGGATCAATCTCAGACATTTGCAGTCTTCCTTGGTCTGCCCATCTTCTTAACAGGCTGTGGTTGAGACAATATTAAAGGCTTTTCAAAAGACTCTTTAACTTCTTCGTCTATTCTGACATAACCTGCATGACCCTTCATGCTATCAATATCATGTTGAAGCGTGAAAGTTACTGTTTGCCCACTTTGTAAGCACTTAAAGGTTGCCATAAGAATCTCCGAAGAAAAGGGGGTTATTAGCCCCCTTTAGATTAGACCATGCGAACTACGACCAAACGAAGGGTAGTAGAAGCCAAGTCAACAGTTGAGCCAGACTCATTCTGGATACGGAATTTGACTGTGTTTGCGGCAGAAACATAACCTGTTACTGTTAAACCAACCAAATCTACACCCAAAGATGCGCCAATGACCATATCGCCCAAGGCTACGCCAGGGATAGTGATATCGTCAGTCTCGCCTGCGCCATCCACCAATGAACCTGCGTCCAAAGTAGCACGAACAGCCCAAGTGTCGCTAAACAAACCACGAAACTGGTCATTACCTCTGCGTGATGTTACCGATGATGCGGTTGCCATAATAAATTCCTCCTAGATTAAGAAAAAACTCCCCCATCCGAAGACAGGGGAGAAGTGGCAACATTAAGCAGGAACTGCCAAGGCAAATGCACCAGATGCGTTAGCGGCAGAGCTAGTAGCAGATGTACGCAGAGCTTTCACACCATAGATAGTGTCAGCAGTGAACAATGTACCGAGGTACTCTTGCTTGTACTGAGTCTGTGAACGGATGCCCAATTGCTCAACCAAGACCATAGCGTCTTTGTGGCCCATCAAGCAGATGCGGTCAGCGCCAGAGTTACCAGCACCAGTGTCAGCATTAGAAGATGCAAACACAGCCATGCCGTACAGTTGACCGATTTCACCATTGCGGATCGCATCGCCATTACCGATGAAGGCTTGCTCAGTGTAACGAGCCAGACCCATCAAAGTGTTGCGGCTTGATGGAGGAATCAGGAAGAAACGACCATCCATAGGAATGTCGTTGTCGTCCAAGCGCTGAATAGTGCGACGAATAGCAGCATCTGTCAAAGCAGCAGCGTTAGAAGATGTGCTGTTGTAAGCAGTAGTACCATCAGAGCCGATATAGGCTTTGGTAGTAGTGTTGCTAGTAGCATAGTCATCAGTACCAACAGTAGCGCCATTGAAAGCACGACCCAACTGAACCAAGTCAGTATCGATGCGCTTTGCCAAAGCATAACCTGCGTCTTCTGTGTAGAAAGAACGCAAAGATGTCAGGGCTTGCACTTCAACGATGTCTTCGATCAAGCGTGAGTACTCATAGTGCTTGTTGATCAACACTTGAATGTTAGTGTCGCTCTCGGCAATCAAAGTAACTGCATCGGTAGCGGCTTTAGCAGAAGCAGAACCACGAGCAGGGCTAGGGATGTTAACAGTGTCACCCTTTTTGCCTTTGAAAGACATCTTCTTGACCAAGTTGGCCAATACGAGGTTCTTTTTATAGGCGGCAACAATTTCATCACTCCAAATCTCTGGAATGAAGTTAGCTGCGGATGTAGTGGTTACACTATTTGCGGGGGAAAAGGCGGTATTTGCCATGATTAAATCTCCAAAAAATAAAAAAGTTACTTAACTCGGCCTTCAGAATACGCTTGCATGATCTCGTCACTTAGCGCTTCATAACGACCAGGGTCTTGCATTTTCAGCCGAATAAGGTCAGCCCTACGATAAACCTTCTTAGAAGATTCTCCAGAACCACCAACATCAACTCCAACAGCCTTCAGATTCTGCTTGCGAGTGGCTTCTCCAGCATCACTTGCTTGCTTAGTCTTCATGCTACGAAGTTGCTTGTAAGTAGACAGCAATTCATTGGCAGAGTCGTAATCATATCCCGCATCAGCTTGCTCAAATAACTTAATGCGAACAGGGCTAGATTTAACCCAGTTTGCAAAGTCCTGATCTTTAGCGATTTCGCCAAAGTCGGGATGTTCTTGAGCCAACTTCTGCTGAATCTGTGCCTTTTTCATCTCTAGCGTCACTTGTCGTGCAGCTAAGATGTCAGGGTGATTATCAACTGTCCGTTGAACTGCCTTCTGTGGATTCTCAAAGAAATCTACTTCAGGCTCTTCCATTTTTGTCTGTTGTTGTCTAGACCCAAGGTTCTGTTTGATAAGTTCATCTGCGAGCTTACGGACTTCGCCTACTTCTTGTGCTTGCTTACCAATGAGCTTCTCAGCCTCTTGGTGCATTCTCACAATCTCATCTAAACTTTTGTCCCTGTATTTCTCAGGAAGCTCAGACTTTTGCTCAATCTTTTGCTCTTCAGCTTCTAGTTCACCAAACACCTCTTTGTCATCGTCAATCAACATACTTATTTCCTTTTCCTGCCGTTTTCGGTTGTAGGAGATTCAACTCGGCACAATTGCTTATGAGTTGGCTTTGCGTTCAGCCTTTAGCTTGTCAGTATGACTCTTGCCAAACTTGCTATAAGCAGTTGGAAAAGAGCCAGACCATCCTTCTAGTCTAAAGGCTGGCGCAGAAAGAATGCGATGAGTTTCCTCACCACACTCACATACGAGTTTTGTTGCCTCATAATCAACAAATCTCTCTGTTTTATGCCCATTTACACAGGCGAATTCATACATTCTTTTCATTTAAGTCCTCAAATGCTCTCTCGCTGACTTGCTTCAAGTTTTTCAGCCAAATAAGTATTGATAACTCACCTTTTCTAAATTGTAGACTTTTTTCATCTGCAATCGTTGAAATATTATTCAAAGGTTCAATCATCTTGTCAACATCCTCCATCAAATCCACCCAACCCTGAGTGGACATCATGGAGAATCGCTCTTCGTAATACTTTTGCAGTTCTGGACTCATTGTTTGGTCATCTGTTGGTCAACAATCTTGGCCTTAGTCTTGATATCTGCTTCCTTGAGCATCAATTCAGCAATCTTGACTCGCTTATCAAACTCTTTAGAAGCCAAGTCATCCTGTTTAGGTAGATTCTTGGTATTAGCCGCCATGCTCTTAGCCTGTAACTCAATAGGCATCAATTGAGCCTCTGTCAACAACTTCTGAGCCTCTGCCTTATTCTGCTCGGCTTGAGTGGTTTGGACAGCAATCTGGGCTTGAGCCAGTTGCATAGCCAATTGTTGTTGCATCTGTTGAGCCTGTTGTGCTTGTGGATCAGCCGTAGCCATCTTATCAAGCATCTGAATCAACTCGTAGCGGTTAGACAACGATGAATTTGCCATGATTCCCTTGAGAATGACTGGCAAAACAGGTGTATTTGGGCCAAGAGTCTGTAGCAAAGAGATGAACTGTTGTTGTTCATGCTCACGAGCAATGATTCCCAATGCGGCAGTCGGAATAAACTTCATGTCCACAGTAGGATAACGCTCTGGGTCAAACTGCATATAGCGGTAAGCAGCCTTGGTGATGAAGGGGATCATGAAATCCTCTTGGAAGTTCACCAATGTACGCTTGTATTTCTTGATAATCGAGGCTACAGCCATCGAAATACCACCTTGACCTGCATCTCGGGAGACTGCAGATACCATTCCTTGAGAGTCCAGAGTGCCAGTAGCTTGCAAAAGCATACGTTCAAACTCTTTAGCAGTCGTCAGATTAGAACCATCAGTATTGCCGAACTTGAATGGGAACAAAATCTCATTAGGATTGCCGTTTGTCAGGATAGATTTGCCTGGTCGAACTTCAAACTTAGCACCACGAGGCAAGCGAGTAGCATCCATAGCCATCATTGGGCTTGTAGTCAGCGCCAAAGAGTCTAAGTGGCTACGAACTTGGGCATCAATAGCTTTCTGTGAGTTGTAAGCCTTCTCAACAGTACCACGACCCAACAAGCGATTAGGAACTGTATCGTCCTGATAAGCAAGGATTGGGCGGTCTTTCATCATGTATGGGTTCTTTTCTGCCTTCAGAAGAACACCATCATTGGCAATCACGACAATTGCTTCGACCAAATCAGCATATTCGTCTTGTACTGAGTCTTCAGGGAACAAGTCCTCTACTTCAGCACCATCTTCAATTTGGTCAAGATATTCACGAGGAACAAGTCCATAGTAGGTCAACAGTTTGACTTTATCGTCTTCAAACTGAGTAATCTCTTGAGTAGGCTCTAAGTCTGTGTCCATAGAGTCAGTGCCGACTTCTACCTTGCGATAGATGCCATCTTCCTGACCTTTAACAATCTTATGGATAGAGACATACTTCTCTACTGCCACGCCCATACAGTCATCAATAGATGTGCCATTAGGGTCAAACAAGAAGTTACGAGGATTAACAGGAACAATCTTTACTGCAATTCGGTCTTTTTCTACAACACCAATTGCTGCTTGTCCAACTTGACCAGGAATAGGTTGAGTAGAAGGAACATAGACCTTCTCTGTTTTGACAACAATCTCACCGATACCAGTACCATAGAGTTCAGCAAGAAGCTCAATTTGATCAATAGATTTGCGAATCTTATCGACCTTGAAGTCTTCCATAAGTTGAGCCTTAATAGCCGCAACATCTAAAGGATTGTTGTTGACATCACGAATATCGTCTTGGATGTCAAAGAATTCACCTTGACCAAAGATAGCTTCCATGATTTCGGCATGGCGTGTCTCTACGGCTTGTTGGGTAGCAGGAGTGACAATTCGGCTACGCTCGGAATCACGAGTCTTATCTTCAGCAGCCCATTCACCAGTAAAGATGCGCTCGTATTCCAACCAGTCATCCAGATAGTTGGTATCTCGGTATTGTCTCCACCGATCACAGTGGTCAACAACGAAGGAAACCAGTTCCTTATCTGAATCGCTTGGTTCTTGGAATTCCATTCTATACCCCTGAAATAATATCTACTGGTGTCCATTCCTCACTGTCATCTTCTTCCATGTAAGATGTAACAGCAAGTTGGTCAATGTAACTAAGGGAGTCAGGCAAGTCATCGTGAACTCCTTGAGCAGGGAACAGGATTAACTGGTCTACGAACTCATCCCAATCTTCCTCAGAATTTAACACAATTCTGCCATGCTCGAACCTTCCTTGTAAAGCCCAGATTATCCTGTCAGCTTTTTTTCTGTTTCCATGAGTCAAATCAACGATATGCGCAAATGTGTTGTTTTTTCGCATTAGGTCACTCAGATAGGGTAAAACAGCGTTCTTTAGCGCCCCCCGCTCAATCCCTACTGCCAAAGGTCTATAGTCCCGAATAGCAACCAATATCTTGGCAGCAGTCTCCCGAATGTCCCATCTTCCGTGTTCAATCTTCTGAACAAACCACTTCCCATCGTCAGTAACCTTCACAATCGAGATAGCAGACTCATCAAGACGCTTCTTAGAGTTAGCGGCTTGTTTGGCAACCTCTTCAAATCCTGCTAGGTCTACAGCAATGTAATAGCTTCCATATTGAGGCTCAACACCATACTTAATCCATTCTTCCTTGAAGATGTCTGAACCCGCATTGGTAAAGCTCGCCATGTACTCTTGTTTGAAAGCAAAGGAACTCAGGGTCTTCTTGGCAGATTCAATCTCTTTTTGGTCAATCAAAGGGTTGTCTGCGGTGGTGAAGTGCCAGGACTTCCAATCAGGATCATCCTCACTCTCGCCCAATTTAAAGGTATCGTAGAACCAATTACGCCCTTTAGGAGTCCCAATAAACAAGGCTCTTCCTCGTTTATCAGATAGAGATGCTCGGATAACCTGTTCCCATGCTTCAGGCTTGATATCGGCTACCTCGTCTAGTACGGCATACGTTAGAGACACACCACGAAGGGTATCTGGTCTGTCAGCACCACGAACATAGATTCTTGCTCCGTTTATCAGAGTGATATCCAAGTTGTTCACATGACTGTTCTGGATAATGTCTCTACCAAGGTCTAACAACAAGTCCCAGATAATCTGTCTTGACTGTCCCATAGTAGGTGATACATAAAGCACAGCAGAGCCTTGTGGACACTTTAAACCCTCAATCAAGAGCGTTACTGCCGCCATCCTAGACTTACCACACCTACGACCAGCAGCCACTACCTTAAACCTCGTTTGGTCTTTGAAGACTTCTTGTTGCCAGGGTAGTAGAGAGAAATTAAGGTCAGCCATATTTAGCCTCTACATCTTGGGGTTCATCAGGATTCGTATCAATAACAGTAGGCTCACCAAGTCCTGTAATGTTAATCGTCACAGCAGACCTTTGGCTCTTATCCTTTTCAAACATGGAAATAGGCAATGTCCTGTCTAAGCACATCTTCAAAGCAACCAATTGGTGTGGATGGTCGTCATTCAGAGCTATCTCTATGACCTTCTGAGCAACATCCTTACCTCCACTCCTGATCATCAACTCCTTCAACTCCTTGAGCCTCTGGTGGTCTGTCTTAGGCAATACAGCAGGCGGGTTATCAGCAAACCTCTGTATCGTCATCTTCACCGACCCTTTAGGTCTTCCTCTTCCTCTTTTCAATCGCGCTTCCATTTGTCCTCCTTGGATGGTTTTAGCTTTTTCTGAATGGGGGGTGTACCACAAATATCTCAAGCCACCGACTACCCCCTCCCCCCCATACTTCTCGTTTACCCTACTGTTGATCTGTCCAGTACTGTCCAGGCATACATGAGGGTTTTCCCTACTGTATAAATAACCAGGTAAGCAGCTAGATGCGAATAATTCTCATTTGTGTTTAGGTAAATGCGAATGATTCTTATGCACCTTTTTTAGGGTACTTGGATTTGGACTAGCTTGTCTTACCCTTACTTATTCCTTCTATCTATCCTTATCTAACCTTAGTAGACAATCCTCTGTTTAGGGTTGTTGTTTATTTCCGACAGAGTTAGTAACTAACCCTAGTCTTTCAAAAGGTTCATCTATTCTGTATCCCAATGAATGCAGATGTTGATAAAGGGCTAAAAGGTTTTCGAATCCTTGGGAAATATTCCCTTGTCCAACTGTTAAAAGGATTTGTCGTTTAGGGTTGTCTAGTTTTCTGCGAAACTGAACAGTATCAATTTTGGGAGGTCTAGCCATTGTTTTCCCTCGTCTGATAATTAATTTAAAATAATTGTACTTTATTAGGGTTTGTCCTAATAGTTTTTTGTTTTTTTGTTGCTATCCTATCTGTGTGTTCAATCAATCAATAGGTGTAAATATGAAAATTGAAGAAGTCCAAAGAATCAGACAATTCGTCTTAGATAGATATCTTGAAACAGAAAAGGCAATTTTCGTTTCCGATCTTATGTTGCAATTCAAGACTAATGCCAAAGGTGTTCACAATGCCCTTGGCTATGATGACTTCATCTTTGAGCATGAGAGCAAATGGCAAGGTTCAAATTATTCGGGTAAGTACGTTCTTTCCCCTTGTGTAGAACCCTCAAAATCTTTTCTTGTGAAAACTATCAAATCTTTAAAGGTGTAAACATGAGCTACAGATCGGAATTTCCAACTTTTGACTTTGATATCCCATTCCTTGAGGGCTTCACAGATAAGTCTTATCGGAACGATGTTTGCCCAAGCTTCTATAGCCAATTCAATGCTACACATGATTTGGTTTTGTGGGTTAACTTCAAAAACCCAAATCGTAGAGAGGGTGGAGGCAAACAATTCACCCTTTGCTTGAACCCTATCAATGATGAAGACTTAGACATTGAATCGTATGACAATGTCCTCTTCACTACAGATTCTTGGGAAGAGCTTGTCAACAAAGTTAATCAGACTTGGGGAGCATGGGCATGAATGACAACCACAAAGATATCCTAACCGCCATTCTTGTTGGCCTTTCCCTTTGTGTAGGGTTGTTGGCTTACTTTGATGTTTTATTCAAATAATAGGCGTGCAGCCAAATCATAGGGTTTTCCCTAGTTTTCCAGGCATTGACTATTGACTACAATGTCTTTTCTTAATCAACTTTTAATAGGTGTCAACATGAAAAAATGGGTTAAACAAGAAGTAAATTTCCAAGACATTCGGGCGATTTATACCGACATAACCACAGGCGAAAAAATCCAAGAAACCAGACTTGGGCAATGTTTTGTCTACAACACCAACAAACTCTGCGATAAGCCAACAGACTTTTATAGTCCTAAAAAATTTGAGGGTTGGGATTTTTGGGTTGGAGGTTATGCCTTAGATGATGACCCAACAGTCTACGAAATTGGCACTTACTGTTGTGATGGCGATGGCATTATTACTATTGTTTTGTTGACCAATGGAGCAATTCAATTGTTTGACCAAGGCCAACCAGAAATGATTCTTAGTTCTAATCTTGATGAGGCTATGGAAAAAGCTACAGATTATGTTCGGGTTTGTTATCCAGAAATCTATAATGATTTCTTGTGTGCATGATTGGCTGATTATCGATTTTTTTTAAAAGGAGTTAATATGAAAATCAAAGAACAAAAGAATGGAAATTATACAACATTTGAGCGCACATTCCCAAGTGGCTATTATGTGGTGAAGCTTTACAAACGAGGTGAACTAGTTGATAAGGTCATGACCGATACTTACAGGGCAGCTAGTGCCTATTTCAAGTCTTTTAACCTTATTGCAAAAAATTCTTAATAGGTGTCAAAATGAAATATACAATTGAATATAGCCATGTCCCAACTCTTAGAAATCCAACTCTAACAATTGAGACAGATAATCTTGAGTTACTTGTTCATATAAGTGGACATAATATTTTATCTTTTACAAATCATGCTAAACAATTAAATTGCATTCATGATAAATATGCAATTATTGAACGCATATATCAAGAGAATAAAGAAAAAAACGAAATAAATGTTTTATATAAAAGCTTTAAGCATTTCAGTACAAAATTATCAGATATGTTGAAAGCTGCACCAACAGAAATTTTTGTCTAATCTTATTAAAAAGGCGTAAACATGAAAACTCAAAAGCTTGAATGCTTGACCTTTGCTAGTGGAGCAGAGGCAATTGCGCATTACTATTCACAAGGCTTTTCAACTGTCCTAGACTTTGACAATGCACGACTCATGCGACAAGGTGATGATGAGGTATTGATTCGCAGATCGGATTTACTGGTTTGGGAATCATCACGAATCCGCATTACCTGGCATTAATAACTCAATAATTTTTTAATAGGTGTAAACATGAAACAAACAATTAACTGCCACGAATTTATCAATCAATTTGATTTATTACGCCCAAATAATTTCTCTCGTGAGGCGCTGATTATGATGTTTGAGTATTTCGAGCAATACGAACGTGATATTGGCGAAGAAATTGAGTTTGACCCAATTGCCATTTGCTGTGAATATGTAGAACAAACCATTCCTGAGCTGGTTTATGGTTATAAACTAGAAAAAGAAATCGATGGAATGGAGCAGAACGAAATGCTTGATTATTTAATCAATTTTCTTGAGGAGCAATGTATTTTCATTGGTTTGACAGATTCAGGCACTTTTGTATATCAACAGTTTTAATAGGACTCAACATGAAAAAAGATACTGGCTGCCCTACATTTTATAAAGCTAAATTTGATTCATATAATTTTATCTTCACCTCATATGGTGAAACAAAACAAAAAGCAATTGAAAAGTTAAAAGAGGGATTAATTCAACATTCACGAGATTTTGGGATTGACCAAGACTGGTGGATTGAATACAAAAATGATATTTATGTAATTGAGGTTGGTTTAGGTGGATGCTATCGTGACAATGAAGCAATTTTGGAGCATCCATGATTTATGCTGCACTAGCCCTAATTCTACGAATACTCACTAAACGCTAAACCTAGAACCCTCCATTGTGAGGGTTTTTTCATATCTGAAATTTAAGCCTTTATGGGCTTTTTTTTGCGTCTATGCTACCCAAGTATGCATTGGGCTAAAAAAACGCTTAAAAGGGGCTTTTATCGCCTTTTAGTGGCATTGTCTCGCACAATTTGCGTATCGTCTCATTCAGTGCAGACAATTCGTCCATTTTGTAGACATTCCAAAGCCTTTTTTGTCCATGTATTCCGTTAACCGATCCTCTGTGACAATCAGCGCATAAAGGCATTGAAGTAAACCATTGGCCTTGATTTATTTCATGGCATTCACTTGGTGGTGATGCCTGGCAAACAATGCAAGCCATGCCCTTGATACGCTCAATATGGGCTTTTTCGTCATTGGTGGGCTTTGCTTTGTTTTTAGAATGCACTATTGGGTTGCCTTTACTTCCATGCGAGCATTATATTGTTCTGTCTGCCATACAGATATTTTTGCTTGAGCGGTGGTCATTAACCAACGATATTTTTCCTCAAGCTCTACTGCTGCCCTAATTCCATCCAAAATCTGAATGTAATCTTGATGAGCATAAGCAAAGGTTTCCTGTTTTCCAAGAACTTCTGTCCCTGCTTGCGACATCAATTGGGCTTTTCTTGATTTTCTAAATTCCTCTAAATACATTCTATCAGCCTTAGCCTTTGCATATAAAGGTGCGGTATCGATTAAATATTGAATAGCTTTAGATGGATAATCCATTATGTTATTTCCACGACATTATGGTTATTGGATTTAATATAATCTTTGGTTTTCTTAATATATTTTTCAAATTCTGATCTGCTAATGCTCGATTGTTGTAAATCAGCATATTGGATTAGTTCCCTAATTGCCTGAATCCCCTCGCCTGTCAAACCAAGACGCATTGTCTTTTGATATCGCAAGGCTGCATCATGGAGTGCTTTTTGGGCTTTCTCACAGACTGGTAGAACCTCGTCTCTACCAACCCCATGCCTGGCCATTGTTTCTGAAAGGTTTAAAACCTGAGTCAAGGTATGCCAGTCTTGGATTGTTCCTTGACCCTTGGTGATTGAATCTAGGGCTGAGTATTCTGTGAGTCTAAGTTTGTCCAACTTATCCCTTGGTGCAATGGTAGCGCCCTCTAGCGCATGGACTAGCGGGTTAATCAATGCCCATACTTGGCGTTTAACACGCTTTCTCATACATCTTCGTATTTGTAGTTCAGTTTGTGATGTTGAAAGCGCATGGCTGCCTCGATTTCCAGTTCAGCGCAAGCCTCTTCTGACATGATTCCAACGACATCACGACCTTCAAACCAGACTTCTTTTATGGATTCGTTATAGGTGGACTTGTCATCGTCTATTTCGTATTCATAAACGACTGTTACGACTTCGCTACCTTGGCCGATTGTTGTATCAAATTCCCATGTATGTTCCATGATTCACTCCTGTTAAAAATTACACTTTATTCCTGTTTTATATTGGTTTCTATTAGGAAAAACCCTTAGTCACCACAAAAACAAGCAATTCCCTCTTCGTTTTGGTCAAACATATCTGTCTGAGCCAATGCATATTTGTGCATTTCTGCATAACTTGGGCGGTCTTTGCGGAACTTTGCTCCATCGCCATAGGTCTGGCTTGAATCACTTGCAAGCTCTTCTACTTTCATCCACCATAATGCTCTTTCAGGTTTTTCTTGGATCAGGGACTGGATTTGGTGAGCAGGTTTTAAAAAGCACAAATCACAATTTCCATGCATCGTTACCCCATTGTTATTTGGCAATTTAAGGTCGAAAGAGTGATTTTTCCAAAACTTCCCAACATCTTCCTTTGTGATTCCTGCTGCAACCAAAGGTGTCCTGCTTCGGTCAATCTTAGCGGCTCGTCTTTGTTCATCTGCTCGAATGCCAACCCAGTCCATGTTTTCGTTATGTTGCCAACCCAAAGACTTTAAAAAGTGATGGATGACACGAATCTTCATGTTAATTGTGCAGAACCTGGCAACAGGGTTTGGAAGATTAAATTTCCCATGTTGGCTGATTGACTCAAGAAAAGGTTCGCCATTACGACTTGCAGTTTCATAGGTAACGACTCTGAAACGCTCTTTTGGGATTTCGTGAGCTTTGTATTCAAGCCAGTTAATCTTTACACCCCAATTTGTTTCGCAGGCATGGACAAACTCTAAGGTTTCCTCACATTCCTTGCCTGTATTGGCAAAACAGACGATTGCTTCCTCTGGCAGGCTCATGTCGTGAGCCTCTAGTATCTTGTAAAGCATGAATGCCGATGTTCTGCCTCCTGAGAAGCTAATGCAGGTCGGTTCAATAATCTCAAATGGGTTACTCATGTTAAATCCTCTTTAACCATTACTTCTACTGCAGGGGTTTCTGCATAAACCTTTGTCACATGGAGATTGACTACCTGTTTGTCATCCAGATAGACAATTTCATTCATGGAGTCCAAAAAGCACTTGGCTACATTGTCTAGATCGGGCTTCTTCATGGGCTTGATGATTCCTGACAATGCGTCTTTGCGCTTCTGTTTTGAGTAGGATGCGGGTATTCCAACTCTGATATAAATTGCGACTGTTATAGGCGTGTCTAAAGGCTCTGAAGCACCCATAGCTGCCTTTGCCATCATCCTGATTTCATCTTCGTAAGTCTTTGTCTTTTGTGGCGTATAGGTAGAGGTGAATTTGCCCCTTCTAGCAAACCTTGGTCTGCCTTTGCCTACTGGCTCACCATAGACAATGTAGGTCAACATGAATGTCATTTCAGGACTCTCCATGCGGAGGCAGCGCACAAGGGGACTTGTCCGTTACCAATGGCTTTAATTCGCTCCATCCGAGCGGCCACCCCATGAGCCACTCGACCCACGTTGGGTTCAGTTGCCCACCAGTCTCTGTTTCCAATTGGTGCGCCACCACCCCAAGTCCAGGTGACTTCCTGTTTCCCGCAGTCTTTCCGTCCTTCCAATCCCGAGCGTTTGGTGTTGGCAAAAGCTTCTCCCGCTCCGCTTGTTTGACTGCAGTTATCAGGTTGATTTGGTGCTTCTTGTTCTTCAGATTTTCCTCGCTCCGAGGTCCTCTCTTGCCATCCCATGCGTTCGGGGTAGGCCAGTTCTGCATATTGCTCACCTGATCCCTTAGATTGGCAGGTTTGCTTCTGCCAGGTCGAGCTTGTGTTGCTTCTTTCTCCAAAGCTTGGGCAGACTTCGGAGGAAGTTTGTCCATGGTTGTCGGAGTTGCCCATTTGTTCTCCTCTAATCCAAATCCTGTCCCTCTGATGGTTCGCTCCAATGTCGTTTGCTCCCAACACTCCCCATTTCGCATCAAACCCCATTGAGGCCAAGTCTCCGAGAACGGCTCCAAGTCCCCGAGAAGTGAGCATTGGTGAGTTTTCCACGAAGACGAATCTGGGTCGTACTTCACGAATGATCCTCGCCATTTCTCGCCACATTCCTGACCGCTCTCCATCGATTCCGACACCTTTTCCTGCGGCTGAGATGTCTTGGCATGGAAACCCGCCAGATACGACATCAACAATTCCTCGCCAAGGTCTTCCATCAAAGGTTTGAACGTCATCCCAAATCGGGAAAGGCGGGAGAAACCCATCATTTTGTCTTGCGCACAATACGCTAGCTGGGTATTGCTCCCATTCAACTGCACAGACTGTTCTCCATCCAAGGAGGTGTCCTCCGAGAATGCCTCCACCTGCTCCTGCGAAGAGAGCGAGTTCATTAAGGCCCTGCTGATTAGCCAACTCATTCAATTTGTCCTTCTTTCATTTGACGCATATAAAAACGGACTCGATCTCTTGCTCCAGTTCCATAGATTCTTTCGCAACGCTCAAGTCTGGCACGAACAAAGTCGTTATCTCTGGTTGTCTGCCAAGAGCGGAATATTTCCCTTGCTTCGGCTTTTTCCAATACAACTCTGTCTCCAACATTTGATACAACTTTTCTTGAATAAACCATAGGTGTTTACTCTAAGTCTCCTGTAAGCTCCAATGCTTTGTTTATCAGATAAAGCGGAACATTCTTTCCATCCTTTACTTGGTCTAACAGGATCATTGCCTGATAGTGGCTCATGTTTTATTCCTTAATTGAGCTAGTCTAGTTCTTATATGTTCAGGCATTGGGGCGGCTTTTTTTCTGTCAGCCTCAATCTTTGCAAGTGCAGGATCAATTTCAACTTCTTTTTTGATCCCGAAGCTTTCTGGAATCTCAGCCCCATCCCATCTTTGTTGATTCAGATAAACCAGAGGTGCAGGAATAAAAGCACCATCGTCTTTTCTCCAAGCATCTGTTGTTTTCATCCATTCGATATGCTTGATGATCTGGTCTGCGCAAGTATCACAATAAAACTTTTTCCACTTTACGAGACAGGCAGCCTTGCCACCTTTTCTGAATGATTTAGGCCAAGTTGTCCAGAATCTTTCAAAGTTATCCATGCTATTTCCTTTAGACATAGGTTCTCCAAGGGTGGATAGAGGACTTTCTATCCGACCTTCTCCAAGCATTAAGGTATTCATTATTGACTCCTGTTAACTAAAATACAAAACGCCCCAAGTGCGCATGACGAGTTAATTCGCTTATACATTTGGCCTTGTTTCCACCGATGTACCAAATGCTTTACCAGTCGCTTAACTAACGCTGGTCGGCAAACAGGGGGTGTTTCCTGATGTCGGTGTTTTCTTCCAAGCCATCCATGCAGATGCACTACTTTCGTGTGGAGTACGGAAGCTGAAGTAGAAATAAAAAAACCGCTTGCAACTACTCTCTGGTGGTAGTCTTTCCTAAATACACCCTTATCGGTACTTAGGGAAGACAGAGAGTATGTGCAAACGGCCTTAATTTTGTTACCTACCACAGCAACAACTTTATTTTACACAAATTTAATGCGTGTCAAGCATTTTTTTTATGTTTATTGGACGATCTAGATGCAACTCTAGAGTTCTGACAAGCAAAGCAGTTACTGCTGCAGAGAAATCGCCAGGTTCGTCAACATAGACAACAGCCATGCGATTAGCATAGCCCTGTAGTGTTTCAGCGCAAGTTTGTTCAATTTGTTCGATGTTCATACGAGTAGCCTAGCATGGCAAAATAGTCTTGTAACTAAGGGTTTATCCCTATTAAAAAGATTAAAAAGGTGTGGCACATTACAGGTGTTGGGCAACTTTCTCCTCGAAGTCCATCGAGCTAAACAGTTGCAATGCCATCGAAACTTGTGCCTAACATGGTTGATTGAATCAAGCGTAAAACAGGGACGAATTGCAAAAACGGACATTTGGTAAACAACAGGAGTGAATATGCCAATACTTAATGGAAAACAGGTCGTAGACCTAGAGGTAGATGGAGTAGATAGCAGAGATTATCCAGATTTCTGCGATGCTTACTTCTCTAGTGGTAGTTATGAAGATGGTACGCCATTGACAGAAGATGAGTTAGACAAACTAACCAACCTAGCATCTGATGTCTTATGGGAAATGGCATTTGACAAGCTTCACTAATGAAATCACTATTTCAGACCTACATAGAAGAATTCTCAGGAATTCAGTACTGCCCTTATTGTTTGAAAACAAAAGGAAACAAAATAGTCTGTTGCCAAGAAGCAGACTTTATCCAGTTCAAGGATTTAGACCTTGATCAACAAAAACAAATCATCGATGACGAGTTAGATACTTACAGGAGTTAATATGTCAATAGAAGCGTTACTAAAAACCAATGTCAACGAACACGTTGAGAAGAAAAATGGTTTGTCCTACCTATCATGGGCATGGGGTTGGGCAGAAGCTCTCAAGGCTGATCCTACTGCTTCCTACAAGGTGGAAATGTTCGGAGACAAGTGTTTCATGGACATCAATGGTACGGCAATGGTATTTGTGACAGTTACCATGTTCAACAAACCAATGACTTGCCAATTGCCAGTCATGGATTACCGAAACAAAGCAATCCCTAAACCTGACGCTTTTGCAGTTAATACTGCCATCATGCGCTGCATGACAAAAGCCCTGGCACTTCATGGATTGGGTCTATATTTGTATAGCGGTGAAGATGTCCCAGAAGAAGGTAAATTAGTCGTGATTACGCCTACTCAGGGTGCAACAGATAACATTCCTGAAGAGGAATTACAGTACCTGCAAGAGATGGCAGTCGAATTGATTGCCATGTGCGAGCAAGGTGATCCAAGAGAAGCTTGGGTTAAGTTAGAAGCAGAGAGCCTAGATGCCGAGCAAAAAATCGCATTGTGGACTTTGCTTCCTAGTAAAGTGCGTACCGCCTTGAAAAAGGCAAAGGAAATTTAATATGGAAAAGCGTGATAACTCGGGTGTTTTGTTCAAGAATGACAAGAAAGAAACAGGAAACCATCCTGATTACAAAGGAAACATAACAGTAGGTGGTCAGGATTACTGGCTATCTGCTTGGATCAAAGAAGGTAAGGGCGGTAAATTCATGGGTTTGGCAGTGTCTCCCAAGGAACAACAAGCAAAGCCTTCTGAACGCTCTAAAGCAACAGGGTTTGATGACTCTGACGTGCCTTTCTGATAAACTTTTCTCGGGGGGAAAGCTGTGCAATGAGTTTCCTTAGTTTGCGAAAGAACAGTAAGTACCCCCAACTTAATAGGAGTTAATAATGGATATTAAAAGTGCTTTTGACAGAATGTTTAACTTGTCTGAGTTTCCTAGAGTCAGGAAAACAGACCCTGTAACATCACATGAGGCGGCAGAAGCAATCAAGCCTGTTGTTGCCCACCACTTCCAAATAATCTTAGAGTGCCTGCAGACTTATGGGCCACTTGGTAAAGATGGAATCTCAGCCATGACAAACCTAGACTCAAATCAGGTTGCCAGGCGTTTGGGAGAAATGCAGAAGATTGGACTTATCAAATTAACTGGTAAGACAGTCAAATCAGACTCAGGTCGTGCAGAAAGGGAGTGGACAGTATGATTGAAAAACCACCACATTCAAAGATTAGCTATCCATCTATTCCCTTGAAAGACTTTAAATGGGAATCAGGATCGGATGTCCAAGCCCTTTGGAGAAAGCATGGATGGACTCCTCCTTCAGAGAACATGACTCCTCCACCACCAGAGAAATTAGATATTCCGCTGCGGAGGATAAGATGAACGAGAATCAAACCAGAAACGACACTCTAGAAGAGGTTGCCAAAGAGTTTGAGAAGATGAAACCATTTGGTGATACGGCACATAGTTTTGCTACTTATGTAAGAAACATGAAAGTATGCCCACCTTGTCATGGGAACTGCAATCAGGGACGAACTTGTCCTGCGAGAGATAAAAAATGATGCCACCAATTGAGTTAGGCGGTAATCCACCTGCCAACAAGTTTAAGTTCTGTGATAAATGCGAATCCATGAAGCCTCCAGAAGGAGGAATTGACATGGGTTCTAAATGGAACTGTCAATCTTGTTGGACAAAACGAATCACTTATAAAAATCTTAATACTAAGGGCAAGAAATGAGTTATGCAGATGTTGAAATGAAGGTCATCCAATGGGGTGAAGCAAGAGGAATCGTACAAAATAGCACTCCATTTGCTCAAGCCCTGAAGACCAAGGAAGAGCTAGACGAATTGTTCGATGCCATCTCCAAAGATGACAAAGACGCAATAAAAGACGCTTATGGCGATATTCTTGTCACCCTAGTAATGGGTTGCGCTTGCGCTGATTTAGACCTTGTAGACTGTTTTAAAGGCGCTTACGAGGAGATTAAAGGACGCACAGGCAGACTTGGTGCTGATGGGATTTTTTACAAGGACTAAGCAGTAAGAACTGCTAATGCGTGATTTATCTCTTTTTCCCGATCTGCAAGACCTATTAGACCGCCATTTATGCGTTTAGTCATGGTCTTGTAGTCTCGGGTATCAGCATACTGATTAAGTTTCTGTGTAGACCAAAACCATCCTGCAGTTAGAGCTGCATATTGCGGTGTTTTAACCAACTCTGGTTGCATTACAAAATCAACACCTAAAGCCTGTCCTGCGTGATAGAAATTTGCATGACCAGTTAGTTGAAACAGACCTTTTCCAGAAAACCTGAATCCATCACCAGAGGCTTCATCTCTGTTGCCCATACGATTGGCGTAAACATTGTTTGCCAATGCTTTTTCGTTACGAGCGTACTTTTGAGCAATCTCTAGCGTAGGAAATCGCTTGGGCCAGATAACCATGAGTCGTTCGGCAGAATAACTCAAGCCCTCTTGGAGTTTCTTAAAGTTACCACTCTCATGTGCTGCTTGACCAATAAAACAAGCTTGTCTAAGTGGCGTAGAGATGTCAAAACGAGCAAATGTTTCGTTTAAAGGATCAACCCATTCAGGGCTAATCTTCAGTTTTTGTAGTTGATCACTTGTTACCATTTAACAAATTCCTTACATTCTCGTATGCGTCCACGCAAGCATTCAATGCGGCAGTATTCTTATCACCTTGGGCGACTATTTCTGCGATGGCTTGGAGGGTTGCTCGTTCGGCATCAGAAGCTTCGTTAGCCTGTCTGTCAGGTTGACTTCCTGCTTTTGAATCTGTGGTGGTAGGGGCGGGACTTGGGGTGGCTTGTACACAACTTGGGGAGCTGATCCGCACCCGACCAGCCCTAATAGCATTATCCAAAGCAGACTGTTTTTGATTGACAACATTATTAACCTCCATGAGTTTACTGGCAGTAGTATTTAGCTCTTCATTGAGTTTTTGCTCTATTTGACGAGATTCTTCATTCTTCTTAGCAATGGCTATTTGCATTTCAGCATCTCTATCTGCCCAACCAAAGTGATATCCACCTCGGTAAGTCCCAAATAAAGCAATAGAAAACCCCAAAAGTAGCCAAGAAAGTGGAATGCCAAACATTATTCAGCCTCTTTTCTTGCTTTTGCTAGCTCTTCACGCTCGTGATCAGGTTCTAAGTGGTCAGGAGGCGTGGTTGGAGGAGGTGGTGGTGTCCAAGACTCATCTAGGTCAGGATTCTTGAAATTTAACCAGTTTGGCGCAGAAGTTGTAGGACTCCAAGTAGAAGTCGCTACAGGCGTTTGAACAGGTGGTGGACTAGGTTGCACTGGAGGCGGTGTTGGAGTGCCTTGGATGGCGTTTATAGCGCTTCCTACGCCCTTTTTACCGATAACTCCACCGATTCCACCAACAATGAGCAAAACGATGTCATTGAGCATCTTGGTATATGCCATATCAATCGGGGCCATACTCTTGATTGGCTGAGTCACGAATGTCACAGAGTAGAGCAAAGCCACAACGATGAAGCACAGAATCAATGTGACCACAACGACCACAAATCCCCAAACATAGGTTTCTATCTCTTCAATTGTTGGTCTTGGTTTCTGTTGGGACATCATTAACCTTTTTTTCAAGAATTGGGGCTACCAGGTACTCAGGACATTGTTGAGTAAACAGACATTTAGGCTTTTGGCACTGTTCCAAGATAAAGTTATCAGGGTTCTGGCAGGGATACCTGTAGACATCCTTACATCCAGACAACAACAAAACCAATAAAAGTACTTTATACATAGAAGTCTAGTTTTCTATTGGTGAAAATCTCAAGCCTAAGCTTCTGTTGCTCTGCTCTTTTGTTGTACAACTCAAGCAAAATATCGTCAATCTTGCGTTCCGCTTTGGCAGATTTAACAGCCATTCGATACTCGTCCTGGTGCTTTTCAATGCGCTTTTGAGTGGCATCTGTCTTATCTGGATAGCCAGAAGCATCAACCATTGGAAACCATCGGATTTTGTCTATCATTTCTTATCCTCCCTTTCCCTTGCTCTAGCGTAAAAGTAAAGAATCTTTGCCCTTAGTTCACCAGAATCAGCAGCGCCAGCCCATTCTGCCAATCTATTCCAAAGCACCACCAACTGCTCTGCCGTACAACTGTCTCCATTAGTGGTTAACCACCTAGACAACTGCATATGCCTAAGTGTCGGATCGTTTAACCAAGTAATTGCATAAAAGTCTGTCAACAAACACTGCTTGGGTTGTGCCGATACCAGTAACCATGCGGAAAACAGGCATAGCACTAACCATCTCATTTACTCATCTCGGTAGTGGCTAGATTGATTCTTGTCTTGATTTCAGTTGCGTCTTCTGGAATCTCTCTGAAACCTACAGATATATAACCATCAAACTCGCCCATTTGCGGAGGAATCCCACCACGACAAACAAATTTAACGCCCTGCTTTTCTTCCCAATCAGAGTTCTTTCCTGTAACCACTAACTTATCGCAGTAGACTTCGCCACCAAGCATAGCAATCATCGACTGGTTTCTTTGTGGGTCTTTGTTGAACAATGATGAATTAAGTCCATCCATTGTCTTGTCATGACCTTTAGCGTTCAAAGCAAATAGCGTTGTGCGTGAATTAACAACTAGACTAGCCTTGTGAACAGTTACAGTCTCAGCCTCAAGATCACGCTGTACAGCTAATGCCACTTGCAATAGCGATGGTGTATCTTTAAGTTCTGTTTGATGACTAGAGTTTGTAATTGCTTGCAACAAAACTTGACGTGAATCCCAAGCAAAATATCCTGCAAAGAACATAAACGACAACAAAATAACTGTGAACAGTTTGAATGGATTGTCTACCCACTTAATCAGTTCAATTACTTTGTCAGCATAAGACTCAGGTTTTTTACGAGCATGAGTAACAGACACTGAAGGCTCTGATTTTGGTTTTGGAGCAGTCTTAGGGATAGCTCGTTTTACAGGCGCTACTTTAGCTGGAGGTTTTTTAGTTACCATATTCCGCACCAAATAATCATGTATGTTCCAAAGACAATGAAGCAAGCAATGCAGACTGACGCAATAATTGCTTCAGCCCAGTCAATCATTATTCTTCTGTTGACATTGCACCTTTGAGACCAAAGGTAGTTGATGAACTAATTGTTGGACTCCATTGGCTTGGGTCTGACAATATTTTCAACACTTGAACTCGCTCCGAAGCAGGCAATGTTGACAACAAATCAGCAGCACCTTGAGGTGTCTTCATGGCTTCTGTCAAAGTCTTCAATGTCTTCTGTCCAACAGCCTTCTCCAACTCACTAATCACTTTATTTGTAGAGGAGGCCAATACGCTCAAATATGATGGGAATCGAATGTAAGAAGTTTGTTGTTTCAGCAATTGAGATAAAGCAGACTTCCCTTCGCTTACTTGTTCAGCAACAGACAATTGAGTCAAACGCTTATTTGCTTGATCTCGCAAGACATTCATTGAGTTTTCTGCTAATTCAGAAGCAATGTTGTATTTGCCTGGTCCAAGAATCTTCTCCACCTCTTCTGGAGATTCGTTCTGCACTAAACGCACAAAACCATCTTTATTGGTCTTCCAAAGTTTGAGTGCTTCACCAGTAAGTTTGCGTTCAGCAATCTTTTCCATGCCTTTGGTGTAGTCAGCCAAATATTGGCGATAACCTTTGCCACCAGACTCTTCAATTGCATCAATAATGATTGGTCGAATGTCTCCAAGAACCTTAGAAGCAAGATTTCGTTGAGAAGTTGCATCAATGCCAGGACGAAGCTTCTGAATAGCCGCATTGACAGAATTCTTGCGAATCGCATCCAAAGCAACTGCATCCACAACACCGCCATTGTTTGTCCAACGAGCAATGTCATCAGCAACATTCTTAACTGCACCTACCAACACATCATCGCCTGCGAAACGAGGATTATTGGCAATAGAAGAGATGCTTCTAGACAAACTAGCGCCTTCAATTGGCTTGATTCCAACAGAACGCAAAGCATCAGCAGCGCCTTGGGCAAAACGAGCGCCTTGACCTAAATCCAAGGAAGCCTGTGCCGCCTTAGAAGCCCAGTTATCTGCCATTTGAGCCAAATCACCCTTATAGGTGTACTTGGTAAATCCAACAGGAATACCCTTCTTGATTAACTCAAGGCGACCTGCAGCTTCTGCCAAATCACCTGCTGCAATCAACCTACGAACATCTGCAACTTTAGCGGCTGCTTCTGCACTAAGCATTCCTGCTTGAGTCTCATAGTCTGCTACTGCTTTACCAAGATTAGCCCGATCCAATGCGGCTTCTCGTGATGGAGTCGTAATCTGATTAAGAGCAGATTTAGCCTTCTCAGCGACAGAGCGAACTTCTGCAGCATTCTCACCGCCTGCCAACTTAGAAAGAGCCTTCAAAGATTCTTCTTCGTTAAACAAACGGATTTTGCGTATGAATTGTGGGTCTTGCTTAAGAGCATCATCAATCAATGCCTGCCAAGTTGGATTGTTTACAGAGGCAGTAACCTCTGCAACACTTGCATTTGCAGGTGCATTTTTAAGCGCAGAAATGACGTTTGGCAGGTCTTTACCTAATGCCAACTGAGCCAAGCTTGCAGCTTTCTGAGTAGGCGCATTAACAAGGTCAATAGCCTTGCCAATTCCTTTAGCAAGCAATGGAGCAACTACCCGTCCTCCTGCCTCATAAGTAGCACCTTCAAGAATATTCTTGACTGGTTCTGTTTTGGCTTCTTCTGGAGTCATTCCACCAAGGTAGATATCACCTAACTTCAAGGCCTCTTTAGCCATTCCATAACCAAGTCCTGCTCCACCGACAACACCTGCAGGGCCAAGTGGAGTTCCTAGAAGACCACCACCAACTGCTCCAAGAGCCTCCACTGTTGGAGCAACTACTGGTTTAGCGATGTTGCGATAAAGCAACTCTTTTAAACTAAGATTTGGTTGATTCTTAGAAGCAGGAACTGGCTTGCCATAACCTGGTATTTGCTCCGACATTGGAGCAGGATATCTTGAAGCTAAACGAGCAGTTTCATCTGCCACTTGAGGTTGAATGCCCAAATATTTGTTAGGGTCGAATTCTGCAGTTTTGCCAAGATATGCGTCTGGGTCAAATTCAGCCATTATTTCTCTCCTAGTCGTTTCTTGATTTGAGCTGCACGAAGATCATTAGGATTCTTATTAGCCCAATCTAAGGCTTGCTGATCTTCACCAGTCAAAGCTTTTTTAGGTTGTTCAGCCTTGTATGAGTATGTCATGTCATAGGCTTCTTTAAGGCGTGTTTTAGAGCCTTGAATGTCACCAATTGCTTGGTTAAGAGCCTCACGAACATCCTTAACATCTTGTCTGCGGTCAATAGCACCAAATGAGGCAGTAAGTTGCTTGCCTTCTTGATTAGACACATTACCCAAAGCGCCACCAGTTTTAGAGGCATCACGCAAGTCTTGCAGTGCTTGGAAACCACCTTTAGCGACAATCTTGTCGTACAAAGCTTGAGCCGCACGACCATTGGCAGTTAGGCCAGGCAATCGACCTGCAGCAAAGCCTGTAATTTCAGGAAGACCAGGGTGATCACGCAACTTCTCAATATCTGCAACAAATGCATCAGATTTAGTCTCAAAACTCTTGATTGCAGAAGTAGCCTGTGGATATGCCGATTCACGCTTTTGAAGTTCTTTAGGAGTCAATAATTGCTCAGATTGAGCCTGCTTAAATGACTGAGCCATTTGTGCAATATCTCTACGAGCATCTGCCTGCATTTGAGCAACTTGAACTCTTGTAGCGCCTGCCTCACGAGCCGCATCAATTCGTGCTTCTGCAGCAACTTTAGCCGCATCAATTCGTGCTTGATTAGCTAACTGTCTATCAGCAGAGCCTTGTAGAGAAGCTAAAACCTTATCTGGAGAACCATATTTTGTCACTACAGAAAGGATTTGTTCTTGCGTAGCATCTGGACCAAGTTTAGACAACTCATCACGCAATTGTTCTTCTTGTTTGATAGACAATTGTGTTTTAGCAGCAGTAGCCATTGAAGACATTTGTGCAGCTTGGCGTTGTTGAGTCAAAGCCATTTCACTTTGAGCTTGACGAGCAAGTTGAGCTAATGCAATAGCACCTTGTTGGTCGCCAATCTGTGCCAACATTTGAGCGCCTCTTAAAACAGATTTAGGATCAGTTTGATCAATCTGTTGAGCAATAGCATTACGAGCACTAATCATCTTGAGTTGTGGGTCTTCTGCACCCATAACGCCACCTAAAGCAGTGCCTAGACCTTTAGCTCCTGCATAGGTCAATGCCGCACCACGAGCAGCAGGATTTAGGTTTGCCAAAGAGATGCCTTCATTTAAAGCGCCAACTCTCTGTTGCTCACCATACATTTGAGGTGTTATTCCAAAAAGACCGCCTACGATATTTTCTGCCATGATGAATCCTTATGCGAATAAACCGCCAATGACATTGCCTGCAGCAGTACCAAATGTTGGCGATGCACCCAAGCCACTCAAGAATGATGCGTATGGGTTGTTAGTGGCTGCTTGACCAGTTGCCAACTCTACGCTCTGACCTGCTCCTGTTAAGCCAAGTTTTCCAACATTAGCACCTGCTTGTGCAGTTTGTTGAGCAAGGTTAGTACTCATTGTGAATGGTTGCTGACCTGCGGCTTCCAGAGCCTGAACTTGACCCAATGCAGTGGTGTATGGAGCATAGGCCGCTTGTTGACCTGCATAGTACTGACCCAATGTTTGAGCGCCTGTACCAAGTAACCCTGCACCGAATTGAACTTGTTGTTGACCCGCTTGTTGAGCTTGAGCAGCCAACTGAGCCTCTTGCATTGCACGAGCGTTATACAAAGCCTGTAATTCAGGAGTTGTAGCACCCAATGCACCGCCTTGAGCCACTGAAAGACCCGCACGACCCTGTTGTTGCAATTTATTCTGCAAGTTAGCCAATTCCAACTCACGACCAGGTTGCAACAAAGCCATCTGTTGAGCAAGATAGTTCTTGGCAACGTCTTCTGGTGTTTGAGCCAAATATTTATTACCTAAAGTAAACAAACTTTGAGCGCCTGTTTGCAATGGAGCAAATTGACCTTGTGCTTGTTCAATCTGCTGAAGACCAATATTAGCTTGAGCTGCCAACTTGTCTTGAGCATACTTAGCTTCAGGACTTAATGTGTAGCCTGCGCTTGTCAATTGACCTGTAACTGGATCAACTTGGAATTGTGAAGTTCCAAATCGAGTTGTCATACCAACAGGTCGGAATGCAGCTGCTTGTTTAGCTGCAGCAGTCTCTGCATCGATCTTGGCTTGAGCTTTAATAGCAGCATCCTTTGATGTTTGGCTTTGCATCAAGCCACCACCTAAAGTCAAACCACCTGACAACAAAGCGCCCAATTGAGCAGCAGTTAATCCACCTAAACCTGTTGCACCTGCAGTCAATCCAGTACCAAGTGCAGTTCCTACACCTGCCAAAGTAGACCCAACGCCTGCTCCTACACCAGTACCAACACCAGTTGTTAAGCCTGATAGAACGCTTCCTGTACCTAATCCAGTACCAGTCAAAGCGCCACCAGTTAAGCCTGCACCAGTTCCTGCAGCACCAAGACCTGCACCTGTAGTAGACAGACCTAAACCACCTGCACCTGCAAGCAACCCTGTTCCACCACCCATTCCTGTAGTGCCACCAAGATTAGAAACCGCAGCGCCAGTCAATGTTCCTGCCGCCAAACCACCTAGTTGTTCAGCAAGAGTCAAAGCACCTAAAGTGCCACCAGTACCACCTAAAGCCATATTGAGTTGAGTCAACTCAGATAATGTCATTCCAGTGTTGCCAATAGTGCTAGCAGCGCCTACATTGGCTAATGAGCCACCAAGATAGTCAGCACCTGCTCCTGCACCTGCATTCAAAGCTTCAAATGTAGAACCTGCTCCAGTAGCGCCTGCGCCACCACCAAATAGGCTCTCAAAACCACCACCAAGACCGCCAAACAATCCCAGAGAACCCAAGATAAATGGTGTCAATGAGTTGCTTACTGCTTGTTGTGTTCCAGTTCGAGCAAGAGTTCCATCAGGGTTATATTGCTGATACCCCCCACCTGTCTTGTTTTCACCTACTTTATAGGTATAGACATTCTCAATACCACCGACTTGTTGGTCTTCACCAGAGCCAGTAACTTGATATTGAGGTTGAACAATGGTGTCACCCAGTGTTACTGATTGACCTTGAGGGACTGTAGCTGCCACACGAGCCGCTACTTCCCCTTCAGATACTCCAACAGCTTTAGCCATTTGAGCAGGAGAAACTCCATAAGCCTCCATAGCCGCAACGATCTCGGCATCACTTATGCCAGGATTTGCGTTCAAAAACCCTAAAATTTGTTCATTCGTTACGGCCATGATTGTTTACTCCGATTCTTTTGGCAGTTGCGCTTCTGCCTGTTCTTTAATTTTAACCATCAAAGGAAAGAAGCCACTCTCAGTAGCAGTCTTTCCCATAAGGTTCAATAGCGCATTGATTTCTTCAAGTGTTAACTCTAAAGTCATGATGCCGCCTGTTGCAAGGGTGTCAAGTCTTCTGTTGTCCAGAAGTCTTTGGCTAACATGATTTTTAGATGTTCTTTGTTGCGTGACAAGCAGTCGGCCCAGTCATCGTCAGACATCAGCTCAGGCTTGCCAGCATTGATGAGATGGACGCTATCTATGGCGGCATAATAATGGCGAGCAATTTCTTCTGCGGTTGGTGTTGCTACTTCAGTCATTTCAGTTTCCTTCCAATTGCTTTATACGAGCAGACAATTCCTTGACCGCATTAATTAAGTACCAAGTCAGGTTGTCGGTATCAACAGACAGAACGCCAGTCGATTCTTGCTTTACGCACTCAGGCAAAACGGCTTGCAGTTCTTGAGCAATTACGCCAAGTTGCACACCTGATTTTTTGATTGCGTCATTAGGGCTAAGTTCTGTGTCAACTTCCTCTGGCAAGCGATACTCAAAGTTGCGTACACGAATTGAATTGATCTTGTCCAAGCCGTCATTGTTGTCAGCAATATTTTTTTTCAAGCGTTGGTCAGAAGTGGTTGACCATGAAGATGAATTGTTACCTTGGTAAACGCCACCGCTATTTGGGTTAATAAAACCAGTGCTAGAGCCTTTACCATTAGCACTTACACCAATAACAATTTCAGAACTATTTGTTGCCGCGCTACCTCTTGACGCTGCGCCAATGTAAATGTTTGACGATCCTGTGGTTGTGCTAGTTGTATTGTGACCTGCTTGCCACCCAATAAAAGTGTTGTAGTCGCCAGTTGTGTAAATGCCGCAGAATGAACCAAGATACACACCATAATTTGAGTTGGCAGATTCGCCAGCCCTATCCCCTATTACCGTGTTAAGTGCGCCTGTTGTAATTGATAATCCAGCGTTACGCCCCATTGCAATGTTAGAGCCACCTGTAGTGCAGTTTTGTAGAGCGCCAGCTCCAACCGCAACCGCACCACCTTCAGAAACGCTTGTGTTTACATAACTTAATAAAGCATTTTGTCCAATTGCAACGTTTTGATTAGCGCCATTTACCATGTTGCCTAATGCGCTAGTACCAATAGCCACGTTGTAACTACTTGAGGTTAGCTTTGCTCCAGCACCATAACCCATGGCGGTATTTTGTGTTGCTGTAGTTTGTGCTTTTAATGCGTTCATACCAACCGCAACACTGATGTCACCCGTAGTGTTTGCGTATAACGATTGATAGCCTACAGCGGTGTTGCTTGCACCAGTGGTGTTTGTGTATGCCGCCTGATAACCTACAGCAGTGTTGTTAGATGCTGTGGTGTTAAAGCGCAAAGCCTGTTTGCCAACTGCCGTGTTAGATGTGCCAGTTGTAGTGGCATACATTGCGTCATGTCCAACAACAGTATTGTCTGTTCCTGTGACGCTATATCCAGCCCTATACCCAAGGAAAGTGCCTGATGCACCTGTCATTGAATACCCAGCCTGACTACCTAATGCAGAAAGGTTGTTTGAAGTTGAGTTGCTATAAAGAGCTTGATAGCCAACCGCCACATGATCTGTGCCTGTGGTGTTGGAACGAAGTGCATTTGAACCCATTGCCGTGTTATTAGAACCAGTCGTATTTGACAGCATTGCAGATATACCAAATGCTTGGTTCTCATTGCCAGTAGTGTTTGCTTTCAGTGCCTGCCAACCAAAAGCGTTGTTATATTCACCGCCAGTTGTGTTTGCTGTAAGTGCTAATGCGCCTACAGCAGTGTTGTAACTGCCAGTGGTATTGCTGGACAGGGCTTCTCGACCAACGCCTGTATTAGATATACCAGTAGTATTTGAGCCAACAGCGTAATAACCAACACCTGTGTTACCAGATGCTGTGGTATTGCTACCCATTGAATAAGAACCCAAAGCAGTGTTGTAACTGCCACTAGTGTTCAAATTCAAAGCGTAGATACCAAGGGCGCTGTTATTAGTTCCTGAACTATTGCTGTTCAGCGCAGAGAAACCTACAGCACTATTGTTTACGCCAGTATTTGATGCGCCTGCGTTATATCCAAGTGCAGTCAAATACGGTGACGCACCGCTAGTGGTCATTGAGCCATAAACAGTACCCAATGCAGTAGGTGTAGCGGCAGAAGCACCACCACCAGAAGCCGCAATAGTAATTGAACCGCCACCATTGGTAATAGTTACACCAGAACCTGCAGTCAATGTTGCTTTTGTAAGCGTATTTCCTGTTGAATTACCAATTAACAGTTGACCATCTGTATATGTTGTTTGTCCTGTTCCACCATTAGCAACTGGAAGAGTTCCAATAACACCAGTAGACAATGGCAAACCAGTTGCATTAGTCAATGTTGCACTTGATGGAGTACCAAGAGCAGGCGTTACAAGGGTTGGGCTAGTTGACAGTACATTATTGCCAGAACCAGTGGATGTTGTTACTCCAGTTCCACCATTCGCTACTGGCAAAGTTCCTGTCACGCCTGTAGACAAAGGAAGACCAGTTAAATTAGTAGCAGTACCGCTAGATGGAGTACCCAAAACACCGCCATTAACCACTGGAGCGCCAGCAGAACCAACATTGCCTGCTAGAGCGGTAGCAACACCAGTTCCTAAACCAGAAACACCAGTTGAAATTGGAAGTCCTGTAGCGTTAGTTAATGTTGCACTAGAAGGTGTACCCAAAGCAGGTGTCACTAATGTAGGAGAGGTTGCAAAGACCAAAGACCCTGTGCCAGTCTCATCTGTTACAGCAGAGATAAGGTTTGCGCTAGATGGAGTTGCTAGGAAAGTTGCTACGCCTGTTCCAAGACCTGAAACGCCTGTGCTGATAGGTAAGCCAGTAGCATTGGTCAAAGTACCGCTAGAGGGCGTTCCAAGGGCGGGAGTGACCAATGTTGGGCTATTGGCAAACACCAAAGCCCCACTACCTGTTTCATCGCTTACTGCAGTAGCCAAATTAGCAGATGTAGGTGTAGCCAAGAAAGTAGCAACACCAGTACCCAAGCCACTCACACCAGTAGAGATCGGCAATCCTGTGGCATTTGTCAAAGTCGCAGAGGCAGGTGTTCCCAATGCAGGAGTCACCAATGTAGGACTGTTTGATAGAACGGCAGAACCTGTGCCAGTAGATGTGGTAACACCAGTACCGCCATTCGCCACTGGCAAAGTTCCTGTTACACCAGTAGTTAATGGTAAGCCTGTTAAGTTAGTGGCTACGCCTGATGCAGGAGTACCTAAAGCAGGTGTCACAAGTGTTGGCGAGTTTGACAACACTACACTTCCTGTGCCAGTAGAAGTGGTTACGCCTGTACCACCATTTGCAACAGGTAAAGTGCCAGTAATGTCAGAAGTAGATAGACTGACAGCATCCCAAGAAACATTTGTTCCATCAGTTTGTAGATATTTGTTAGCATTGCTTGTCTGTGAAGGCAAGAGATTATTGATAGCAGCAGTAGCCGTAGAAGCTCCTGTACCACCATCAGCAATAGCCAAATCGGTAATACCAGTAATTGAACCACCAGTAATATTGGCAGAAGCATTGTCAGTTTTAGTGGCAATAGCAGTCGCAATATTATTATATTCAGTGTCAATCTCAGCACCCTTAACAATCTTCAAAGGATTGCCAGGTGATAAATTGTCTTTGCTAGCAAAATTGGTGGTTTTGGTGTAGTTACTCATAATTTACCTCTTAGGCTATTTTGCCATCTTTGGCTTGAATTTCAATCTTTTGCAATGAGAACGATACATTGTTGATCGTAGTCTCATAACCAGTCTGGACGATCTTTCCTGCCCCTGTTGCATTGGCAGAAAGAGTCTTGATAGGGACACCACTTGTGTATTCAGCTATGTTGTATTCAGCAGTGCCATACTCATAGCTTGTCTGTGAAGGAATGTAGACGTTCTCTGCTTGGTAAGCACCAGAATAGTCAAATCCCCACAGAATTGTTAAATACTGATTCGATCCACCAATCACAATGGCAGTAACAGACTTCAGAATGGAAATCTGGTTAGGATTACCTAAGTCAGCATTGTTCGTATAGTAAGCAAATCGATAAGTAGATGTGTCATCCAAATAACCATCATATTTACCAATGTAACCATTCTTTCCAATATACAAATCACCATTTCGCAATGATTTCAAGCAAGTTGGAGCAATAGAATCCCACTTAGTAACCCTAGAAGAACCATCTTGCAATGATTGTTTGGTATCAAAGCAATAAACTTGGAATGTTGCTGGCAGAACAAGCAGATAGAAGGCTTCTTTTTCTGAGTAAACAGACTTCAAGTTAGCCAATGTTTCGCTTGCCAATGATGATGCAAGGTCAAAACGAACATTCTTAGACAAGTCACGCAAAGGAGCAGACTTCTCTTGAATAGTTCTCATCAGTGAACGAACGCCTGAGTCTGACAAGAAAATTACATCAGAACCAACACTCTGAATCGTATCTCGTGCAATACATCCAATAGAGCCAATCGTGTCGCTCAGAACGATAGATGCAGGCGTAGAAGCGCCTGAATAAACAAGAATCTGTCGTTTACCAAAGATAAACAAGAAATCATTGTGAGCAGCCAAACCCATCACTTCGTCAGCACCATTAGGCCATACACGAGAAACATCTAGTGAGCCTGAAGTGCCTCCAGACCAAACATGACCTGCAATCAGATCAGAGAAGCTAACTGTTACCTTATCAGTAGAAGTATTAGCAACCCACAACCGACCAAATGCTGATAAACAGATATTGGCTTGCGGAACAGTACCAGTACTTCCTGATTTTTCAGAAACTCTGCGATAAGTCGTAGTGCTTACTGCAGGGTCGTAAATCAAAGCATCGTGTCCAGTCTGGAAGAAGTATGCAACACCATTGAGAGTCGAACATTGCCAATTATTTGCAGAGATAGTAGGAGCAGAACCACCCCCACCATAGGTCAATTCAACAACAGCATTTGAGCTATTGAGCTTGAATATCTTATTGTTTCCTGCAAAAAGGACAGTCAATGTTCCATCAATCTGAACTAGCTCATGGATAACGCCAACATCATTAGCACCAAGGTTTCCAGAGGAAGAATTAACCCTTGTCCAACCTTTTCTAGCACCAATACGACCATATTGATCAAGGATACAGTTTGTAGCAACTAAAGCAAAGCCAGACCCCAAATCAAGAGGTGAGTCTTCAGTATTCAAGCCATAAAAGCCTGGTGCTGAAAGACTGTAACTTTGAAGTTGCTTAGACATCAGACTGCCTCAAAATTATCTTCAGGGTAACGAGTGCTTTCCATAGCAATAGCATCAGCAAGCATTCCTCGGAACATGGCATAAGCCTCGGAAGAGTTAGTTCCTCCATCTTCACCACGCTCAATCAAAGCACGAGCATAAGCACTCTGAGTCACCAAATAGTCCAAGACTTTTACTGTAGTGCTATCAGATGAAAGATTAGCTTGAGGAACAATCACATCAAACAGAAATGTGTAAGTGCCATCAGGAATAGGGTAAACATCAATCTTTGTGTCACCATTAGAATCCACGCCATTGAAGCAGTATTCAGAGGGGATTCCTTGAACAGGAGTCACAAAGTTCAACTTACGATTCATGCTCGTGAAAGGAATATCACCCATTACAACATTGCTAGTTGTATTCAGAGAATCCATCACACGGAACTTTTGACCAACACCAGTCAAAGAATATGAATGTGTGCCACCAGTAGTCGAAATTGTTACTGTTTGTGATAGACAATTCCAAGTGTATGTGTCTTCGATCTGGCGCTTGGCATCATTGACAAACTTGCCAATCAAAGAAGAATATGTTGTTTCGCCAACAGTAGAAACAGTGCTTTCACGCAAGCGAACAAGCACATCATTAACGAGTTCTAAGTATGTCATGTTCGTTGTGACCCTTCAATTTCAAATGTTGCAATCACAGAAATCGTAGATGCAGATTCAGAAGTGGCTACGATATAGTCACCCTCTTCCATTACAAAGTACTTAGTCAGATCAATGGCAGACAAAGTTGCTTTTGCCGTGATTGTGTACTGATAGATTACTGGAATTGTTAAAGATGCACTAGCATCGTACCATTCGAAGGTAATATGCTTATTAGCAGAAGTAGAGTTTGAAGCATGGAGCAATACGCATTTGGCGTAATAGCCAGTCGGCACTGTGAACAGCGTAGTTGCTGTTGCAGCAGTTAGATTTGCACCGACAGACCTAGCTCTCATTTCTTATTCCTCTTAGAGATCGCCTTGGCTTTAGCCTTAGCGTCTTCCTTGGACGATGCCCCCCAAGCTCTAAGAGAAAGTAAAAGTCGGGTAGGCTTTCCATCTTTCATCTCAGCGCCAGGCATATTGCCCATTCGTGCTAAAAAGGATGCCCTACGAGGGTTATCTCCCGACTTGACTGGTGCTTTTAAATTACCACCTGTTTCTGCATTATAAGATGCTCTCCCCTTGGCATTCAAGCCCCCAGAAGGAGATTTTCCTTCTTTTCTTTGCCAAGCAGGAGTTTTCATTTCTTCTTCTTTGCAGTTTTAGCTGCAGCTTTAAAGGCGGCCTCTGTTGGAGCGCCCTTTGAGCCAACTTTACGCATCTTTTCCTTAGAGCCTGCTTTGATGCGCTCTTGTTTGGCATGGATGTTAGCGTAAAGACCTTGTTTCATTTCTTTTTCTTCATCTTAGGCTTAGACATACCTGCTTCAGACAAAGCAATGGCAATAGCCTGTTTACGAGAAGTGACAGTAGGGCCTTTTTTAGACCCAGTATGAAGCATACCAGTCTTGTATTCGTGCATGACTTTGCCAACTTTCTTAGCGGCTGCGGCTTTCTTCATTTGCTTCTCCCAGATTTCTTCATCATGTTAGTGGCTGTACGACCACCACGAGTAGGCATAGGACGCATTTTAGGCTTTCCTACGGCAATCATAATAGCGATAGGCATACCTTTAGGCTTCTTATCGCTTGGTTTCTTGGTTGCTTTCATGGTTTCTCCTTCGTAATAGGGCCGCCAGATTTCCACGCATCACAAGTACGAGCGGAAGCACAAGTGAACTGAAATAAGTCGCAATAGCCGAGATCAGCCGCTTTAACAAAGTTCTTGTCATAAGAAAGCTCTCCTTCGACCTCATCCTTATCTAGACCGCCTTCAATACAGGCCATCATCTTTGGAGTTTGGATAAAAGCAGCACAATTACCGCAACGCATACCTTTGATGACAGAGGTAGGAGCGTTATACATCTTGGCTTTCTTTAGCCAAAACGCATCATTTGGTTCATTAGGGTTGGGTGGGCCGTAGCCAAACTTCTTAAAGGCATTATTTCGGTTCTTCAGATTGACCGAAACATCTTGTGTCGCTATAGGACAAGTATCGCCAGATAGAAGTTTCATCGTATCACCTTAGTAGCTATAAAGGATACTACACCACCTAAAACAGAAGCGATAGCCATTCCAACAAACATTCCACCTTTGGACTTGTTTGCCATCTCTAAAAGGGCTTTAATATCTTCACGCATAGCATGAACTTCGGACTGTAGAGCCTCTACTTGGGCTTCTAACTTACCGAACTCTCGTGGATCAATCTCAGACATTTGCAGTCTTCCTTGGTCTGCCCATCTTCTTAACAGGCTGTGGTTGAGACAATATTAAAGGCTTTTCAAAAGACTCTTTAACTTCTTCGTCTATTCTGACATAACCTGCATGACCCTTCATGCTATCAATATCATGTTGAAGCGTGAAAGTTACTGTTTGCCCACTTTGTAAGCACTTAAAGGTTGCCATAAGAATCTCCGAAGAAAAGGGGGTTATTAGCCCCCTTTAGATTAGACCATGCGAACTACGACCAAACGAAGGGTAGTAGAAGCCAAGTCAACAGTTGAGCCAGACTCATTCTGGATACGGAATTTGACTGTGTTTGCGGCAGAAACATAACCTGTTACTGTTAAACCAACCAAATCTACACCCAAAGATGCGCCAATGACCATATCGCCCAAGGCTACGCCAGGGATAGTGATATCGTCAGTCTCGCCTGCGCCATCCACCAATGAACCTGCGTCCAAAGTAGCACGAACAGCCCAAGTGTCGCTAAACAAACCACGAAACTGGTCATTACCTCTGCGTGATGTTACCGATGATGCGGTTGCCATAATAAATTCCTCCTAGATTAAGAAAAAACTCCCCCATCCGAAGACAGGGGAGAAGTGGCAACATTAAGCAGGAACTGCCAAGGCAAATGCACCAGATGCGTTAGCGGCAGAGCTAGTAGCAGATGTACGCAGAGCTTTCACACCATAGATAGTGTCAGCAGTGAACAATGTACCGAGGTACTCTTGCTTGTACTGAGTCTGTGAACGGATGCCCAATTGCTCAACCAAGACCATAGCGTCTTTGTGGCCCATCAAGCAGATGCGGTCAGCGCCAGAGTTACCAGCACCAGTGTCAGCATTAGAAGATGCAAACACAGCCATGCCGTACAGTTGACCGATTTCACCATTGCGGATCGCATCGCCATTACCGATGAAGGCTTGCTCAGTGTAACGAGCCAGACCCATCAAAGTGTTGCGGCTTGATGGAGGAATCAGGAAGAAACGACCATCCATAGGAATGTCGTTGTCGTCCAAGCGCTGAATAGTGCGACGAATAGCAGCATCTGTCAAAGCAGCAGCGTTAGAAGATGTGCTGTTGTAAGCAGTAGTACCATCAGAGCCGATATAGGCTTTGGTAGTAGTGTTGCTAGTAGCATAGTCATCAGTACCAACAGTAGCGCCATTGAAAGCACGACCCAACTGAACCAAGTCAGTATCGATGCGCTTTGCCAAAGCATAACCTGCGTCTTCTGTGTAGAAAGAACGCAAAGATGTCAGGGCTTGCACTTCAACGATGTCTTCGATCAAGCGTGAGTACTCATAGTGCTTGTTGATCAACACTTGAATGTTAGTGTCGCTCTCGGCAATCAAAGTAACTGCATCGGTAGCGGCTTTAGCAGAAGCAGAACCACGAGCAGGGCTAGGGATGTTAACAGTGTCACCCTTTTTGCCTTTGAAAGACATCTTCTTGACCAAGTTGGCCAATACGAGGTTCTTTTTATAGGCGGCAACAATTTCATCACTCCAAATCTCTGGAATGAAGTTAGCTGCGGATGTAGTGGTTACACTATTTGCGGGGGAAAAGGCGGTATTTGCCATGATTAAATCTCCAAAAAATAAAAAAGTTACTTAACTCGGCCTTCAGAATACGCTTGCATGATCTCGTCACTTAGCGCTTCATAACGACCAGGGTCTTGCATTTTCAGCCGAATAAGGTCAGCCCTACGATAAACCTTCTTAGAAGATTCTCCAGAACCACCAACATCAACTCCAACAGCCTTCAGATTCTGCTTGCGAGTGGCTTCTCCAGCATCACTTGCTTGCTTAGTCTTCATGCTACGAAGTTGCTTGTAAGTAGACAGCAATTCATTGGCAGAGTCGTAATCATATCCCGCATCAGCTTGCTCAAATAACTTAATGCGAACAGGGCTAGATTTAACCCAGTTTGCAAAGTCCTGATCTTTAGCGATTTCGCCAAAGTCGGGATGTTCTTGAGCCAACTTCTGCTGAATCTGTGCCTTTTTCATCTCTAGCGTCACTTGTCGTGCAGCTAAGATGTCAGGGTGATTATCAACTGTCCGTTGAACTGCCTTCTGTGGATTCTCAAAGAAATCTACTTCAGGCTCTTCCATTTTTGTCTGTTGTTGTCTAGACCCAAGGTTCTGTTTGATAAGTTCATCTGCGAGCTTACGGACTTCGCCTACTTCTTGTGCTTGCTTACCAATGAGCTTCTCAGCCTCTTGGTGCATTCTCACAATCTCATCTAAACTTTTGTCCCTGTATTTCTCAGGAAGCTCAGACTTTTGCTCAATCTTTTGCTCTTCAGCTTCTAGTTCACCAAACACCTCTTTGTCATCGTCAATCAACATACTTATTTCCTTTTCCTGCCGTTTTCGGTTGTAGGAGATTCAACTCGGCACAATTGCTTATGAGTTGGCTTTGCGTTCAGCCTTTAGCTTGTCAGTATGACTCTTGCCAAACTTGCTATAAGCAGTTGGAAAAGAGCCAGACCATCCTTCTAGTCTAAAGGCTGGCGCAGAAAGAATGCGATGAGTTTCCTCACCACACTCACATACGAGTTTTGTTGCCTCATAATCAACAAATCTCTCTGTTTTATGCCCATTTACACAGGCGAATTCATACATTCTTTTCATTTAAGTCCTCAAATGCTCTCTCGCTGACTTGCTTTAAGTTTTTCAGCCAAATAAGTATTGATAACTCACCTTTACGAAATTGTAGACTTTTTTCATCTGCAATCGTTGAAATATTATTCAAAGGTTCAATCATCTTGTCAACATCCTCCATCAAATCCACCCAACCTTGAGTGGACATCATGGAGAATCGCTCTTCGTAATATTTCTGCAGTTCTGGACTCATTGTTTGGTCATCTGTTGGTCAACAATCTTGGCCTTAGTCTTGATATCTGCTTCTTTAAGCATCAATTCAGCAATCTTGACTCGTTTATCGAACTCTTTGGAAGCCAAATCATCCTGTTTAGGTAGATTCTTAGTATTAGCCGCCATGCTCTTAGCCTGCAACTCGATAGGCATCAGTTGAGCCTCTGTCAACAACTTCTGAGCCTCTGCCTTATTCTGCTCGGCTTGAGTCGTTTGGACTGCAATTTGAGCTTGAGCCAGTTGCATAGCCAATTGTTGTTGCATCTGTTGAGCCTGTTGTGCTTGCGGATCAGCCGTAGCCATCTTATCAAGCATCTGAATCAACTCGTAGCGGTTAGACAACGATGAATTTGCCATGATTCCCTTGAGAATGATTGGCAAAACAGGTGTATTTGGGCCAAGAGTCTGGAGCAAGGAGATGAATTGTTGTTGTTCATGCTCACGAGCAATAATTCCCAATGCGGCAGTCGGAATAAACTTCATGTCCACAGTAGGATAACGCTCTGGATCGAACTGCATATAGCGGTAAGCTGCTTTGGTGATGAAGGGGATCATAAAATCCTCTTGGAAGTTCACCAATGTGCGCTTGTATTTTTTGATAATCGAGGCTACAGCCATCGAAATACCACCTTGACCTGCATCTCGTGAGACTGCAGACACCATTCCTTGTGAGTCTAAAGTTCCAGTAGCCTGCAAAAGCATACGCTCAAACTCTTTAGCAGTAGTCAGATTAGAACCATCAGTATTGCCAAACTTGAATGGGAATAGAATCTCATTAGGATTTCCGTTTGTCAGGATGGATTTACCTGGTCGAACTTCAAATTTAGCACCACGAGGTAAACGAGTAGCATCCATAGCCATCATTGGGCTTGTAGTCAGCGCCAAAGAGTCTAAGTGGCTACGAACTTGAGCATCAATAGCCTTTTGTGAGTTGTAAGCCTTCTCAACAGTACCACGACCCAACAAGCGATTAGGAACTGTATCGTCCTGATACGCAAGGATTGGGCGGTCTTTCATCATATATGGGTTCTTTTCTGCTTTGAGAAGAACACCATCATTGGCAATCACAACAATTGCTTCAACCAGATCGGAATACTCGTCCTGAACAGAGTCTTCAGGGAACAAGTCCTCTACTTCACCCTCTTCATTTTCAAGTTGATCAAGATACTCACGAGGAACAAGACCATAGTAAGTAAGGAGCTTAACTTTGTCGTCTTCATACTGAGTAATCTCTTGAGTAGGCTCTAAGTCCGTATCCATAGAGTCAGTACCAATTTCTACCTTGCGATAGATACCATCTTCCTGACCCTTAACGACTTTGTGGATAGAAACATACTTCTCAATTGCCACACCCATGCAGTCATCAATAGATGTGCCATTAGGGTCAAACAAGAAGTTTCTAGGGTTAACAGGAACAATCTTCACTGCAATGCGGTCTTTTTCGACAACACCAATAGCCGCTTGTCCTACTTGACCAGGAATTGCTTGAGTAGCAGGAACAAAGATTTTCTCTGTTTTAACAACAATCTCGCCAATACCAGTGCCGTAAATCTCTGCCAACAACTCAATTTGGTCAATAGACTTGCGAATCTTATCGACCTTGAAGTCTTCCATGAGTTGAGCTTTGATAGCAGCAACATCTAATGGATTGTTGTTGACATCACGGATGTCGTCTTGGATGTCAAAAAACTCACCTTGACCAAAGATAGCCTCCATGATCTCTGCATGGCGGGTTTCTACGGCTTGTTGAGTAGCGGGAGTAACGATTCTTGAACGCTCGGAATCACGGGTTTTATCTTCTACAGCCCATTCGCCATTGAAGATGCGTTCATATTCCTTCCACGCATCAAGATAATTAGTATCCCTGTAATCTCTCCAACGATCGCAATGATCTACAACAAATGATATAAGTTCTTTATCAGAATCTGATGGTTCGTCAAATTTGTATTCATTCATGCCTTGCATATTCAAACCTCATAGTAGTTTCTTTTTCGCTCATTTTCAGTAGCGGTAATTACTCTTAGGTTGTTAGGAACATGAAGACCACTAACAATTTTCCCATGTAATGGAATTATATGATCAACGTGCCATTTTTCGCCACTTTCTCGTGAACGCATAGCCGCTAATTGATAGTAACAATTTATTCTCAACAAATCAAAATCTGTAAGCCAGTGTGGTGTTCGATTCTTTTTACCTGCGTGTCGTTTTATTTGATTGGCAGTATATGTTGGTCGATGTTTAAGTTTGTATTCAGTTGCGTATGATCTGGTAAGGCTTCTATTTTTTTCACGCCAAATTCGTGTTTTTGCTTGACGCTCTTCTTTTTTTTCATCAGAAATACTTTGAAAGTACTTAGCGCAACCCTCAACTCGGCAGGTTTTGCATTGAAATTGCAAGCCATCTTTATTTGACTTATGTTTATGAAAGTCGGATAAAGGCTTGGAAATTTGGCACTTAGAGCATTTTTTCACATCAAACACCACTAATAACGTCAATCGGCTCCCAATCCTCACTGTCATCGTCTTCCATATACGATGTAACAGCCAGTTGGTCAATGTAGCTCAGAGAGTCAGGAAGATCATCGTGAACCCCTTGAGCAGGAAAAAGAATCAATTGGTCGACAAACTCATCCCAATCTTCTTCCGAATTTAACACAATTCTGCCATGCTCGAACCTACCTTGTAAAGCCCAGATTATCCTGTCAGCTTTTTTTCTATTTCCATGCGTCAAATCCACGATATGAGCAAAGGTGTTGTTTTTTCGCATAAGGTCACTCAAGTAGGGTAAAACAGCGTTCTTTAGCGCCCCCCGCTCTATCCCTACTGCCAAAGGTCTGTAGTCCCTAATAGCAATCAAAATCTTGGCGGCAGTCTCCCGAATATCCCATCTTCCATGTTCAATCTTCTGGACAAACCATTTACCATCGTCAGTAACCTTCACTATTGAGATAGCAGACTCATCCAAACGCTTCTTAGAGTTAGCCGCTTGTTTGGCAACCTCTTCAAATCCTGCTAGGTCAACAGCGATGTAATAGCTTCCATATTGAGGCTCAACCCCATATTTAATCCATTCTTCTTTGAAGATGTTAGAACCCGCATTGGTAAAGCTCGCCATGTACTCTTGTTTAAAAGCAAATGAACTAAGCGTTTTCTTGGCAGATTCAATCTCTTTTTGGTCAATCAAAGGGTTATCTGCAGTGGTGAAGTGCCAGGACTTCCAATCAGGATCATCCTCACTCTCACCTAGTTTAAAGGTGTCGTAGAACCAATTACGTCCTTTAGGAGTCCCAATAAACAAAGCTCTTCCTCGTTTATCAGACAAAGAGGCTCGGATAACCTGTTCCCATGCTTCAGGCTTAATGTCTGCTACCTCGTCCAGTACGGCATAAGTTAAAGACACACCACGGAGGGTATCAGGTCTGTCAGCACCACGAACATAGATTCTTGCTCCATTTATCAGAGTGATATCCAAGTTGTTTACATGACTGCTCTGGATTACTTCTCTTCCAAGGTCTAACAGCAAGTCCCAGATAATCTGTCTAGATTGTCCCATAGTAGGTGACACATAAAGCACAGCAGAGCCTTGTGGACACTTTAAACCCTCAATCAAGAGCGTTACTGCAGCCATCCTAGACTTACCGCACCTACGACCAGCAGCCACAACCTTAAACCTCGTGGAATCCTTGAAGACTTCTTGTTGCCAGGGTAGTAGAGAGAAATTAAGGTCAGCCATCAAAGTACTCCATATTCGAAGGCTCTATCGTAATAGTGTCGCCTTCACGCCAATCTGCTTGGTTTTCAAGTATTCCTGTTAACAACTCAACAATCTTGTCTTTCGGAACTAACAAAGACTTGTTTTCTAAGTATTCAGGCCTGTTCACAGTAAGAATCCAATTAACCATATTTAGCCTCTACATCTTCTGCAGGGTTAGTATCAATCACAGTAGGCTCACCAAGTCCTGTAATGTTAATTGTTACAGCACTCCTCTGACTCTTATCCTTCTCAAACATAGAAATAGGTAATGTCCTGTCTAAGCACATCTTGAGAGCAACCAATTGGTGTGGATGGTCATCATTCAGAGCTATCTCTATCACCTTCTGAGCAACATCCTTACCTCCACTCCTAATCATCAACTCCTTCAACTCCTTGAGCCTCTGGTGGTCAGTCTTAGGCAATACAGCAGGCGGGTTATCAGCAAACCTCTGTATCGTCATCTTCACAGACCCTTTAGGTCTTCCTCTTCCTCGTTTGAGAGTCGTTTCCATTTGTACTCCTTTTGGTTTTGCTTTTTACTGTGGGGGTGGTGTACCACAAATATCCTAAGCCACCGACTACCCCCTCCCCCCCATACTTCTCGTTTACCCTACTGTCGATCCGTCCAGTACTGTCCAGGCATACATGAGGGTTTACCCTTGTGACATTTCTACAACACTCAAGCAATATTATGTTAAGTTGTTATGTTAAGTGAGAGAGTCTTTGCGGGTGCTTTTCTAGGGTACTTGAGTTACTGTTTGCCATTGTCTAACCCTTATCGTTCTCTCTATCTATCCTTACACTATCCGTTACTAGATGCTCTTCATTGGGGCTGCCTGTTTCTTTCCGCGAGGTTCGTAACTATCTCAATGCTTTCCAATGGCGTATCGGTTCTGTATCCTTTACTGTGGGCGTACTGGTAAAGGGCTAGAACGTTCTCGAACCCTTGAGAGATATTCCCTTGTCCAGCAGCTAAAAGTATCTGAAGCTTGGGGTTGTCTAGTTTCCGTCGGAATTGAACTGTGTCAGATTTTGGGGGCCTTGGCATTGTCCGAACCTTATCCAATAAATAATTTAAAATAATTCTATCATCTAAGGGTTTATCCCTATGTTTTTTTCTTTTTTCTTTGGTACTCTATACATACCGAACTAGCGGAACTAGTGCAATTTAATAGGCGTCAACATGAAAAACACTCTTCTAGATATCTTTGCAGCCATTGTGATCGGTCTAATGCTTTGCATAGGTCTACTGGCTTATTTTGATGTTTTGGTTAAATAATTTTCTTTTACTGATAGGTGTGAACAATGAAAAATCCTTACAAAACAATCCTGGCTGCACGTGGTCTACCCTATAAGACAATTCTAGGGGAGTCATCAGCAAAGACAGTTAAGGGCGAAAAGATCGGTTATTTAACGGGTATCGTCTACCTTGTACCCGATGAAATCATTTGCCCTTTAGCAAAGCTTGCTGGCTGCTTTTATGGCTGTCTCAAGAGCGCTGGACGTGGAGCATTTAATAGCGTACAAAAAGCCAGGGAAGCAAAAACACAGTTTTTTTACAATAATCGGGAAGCTTTCATGCTTTCATTGTGCGCTGACGTGTGGTCACTTGCAAATAAAGCAAAGCGAATCGGTTTAACCCCTTTGGTGCGCCCTAATGGTACAAGCGATATAGCTTTTGAAAATATTATCGTGCATGATGGAAAAACAATTTTTCAATTGTTCCCAGATGTGCAATTTTATGACTACACGAAGCATCCCTCACGTAAATTAGATGGAAAAACAGCGGGTAATTATGATCTTACCTATAGTTTTTCAGCCATTACCCCAAAACCGATAAGCATTAAAGGATTGACTAACCCGAACAATGCCCGAACAGCTGTAGTTTTCCAAAAACAGAGCGATATCCCTAATAATTTTCGTGGCTGGCGTGTAATTGACGGGGACAATACCGATGTGCGCCACATAGAACCCAAAGCTGTAGTTGTGGCTTTATATGCAAAAGGGAAAGCAAAAAAAGACAATGGCGGCTTTGTTCAAATTAGGGGTGTTCATTATGCTTAAAACAATGATTGCAAAATATAAGGGCCGATGCGTTCTATCTGGTGCGCCTATCATGCCAGGGGATCAAATTACCTACGATACAGCTACAAAACAAGCTTTTTTGTGTGAGCCAGGGGATTGTAATTTTGATTCAGGGGCTTATTTAGGCCAAAAAAAACGGGTTTCCGATGTGTTTAGTATCGGTGGCCACGAATACTACAGAAATAAATCAGGGCGCTGTATTGATGCGCCATGTTGCGGCTGCTGTACTATTTAATGCATAAACTGTAAGCCCTTAAATTAGGGGCTTATGGCCTGTGCATTGTGTGTAGGGGCTTGCCTGTGTCTTACAGGGTTTATAGGTGTTAATTATGTCAATTTATAAAGAAAACGGATTTTCTAATCGCTCAGAATATTTAGCAGATCTGGCCGACAATTTAGGGATTGAATTGTCGATTGTCCATGCCATGGCTGATTTACTTGGGCCAAGTGAAGATTTTGATGGCCTAGTTACTTCATTAGAAGATTACAGCATGGGTTACTGATGATTTACGCTACCCTGGCACTACTGTTGCAAATACTAACCAAAAGAAAATAAGCAAGTAACCACTAACTTAACCCGCCATTGTGCGGGTTTTCTTTTGTCTAAAATCAGCGATTTAAGCGATTATTTTCATTTTACTAGTGCTACATCATCCAAGCATAGAAAAACGCCTAGAACGGGCTTTTATCGCTTTTTGAGGGCATTTCCTCGCACAATTTGCGGATAGTTTCGTTCAGAGCGTCTATTTCATCCATCTTATGGATAGCCCATGCACGTTTTTGCCCATGCCAGCCTAGAACTGGGTTTCGGTGGCAATCAACACAGAGGGCTATGCAAGTGTACTGTAACCCTTGTTTAAAATGATGCGCTTCGCTTGGTGGTGGTGCTTCGCATACTGAGCATGACAAGCTCTTAACCCTTGCAAGGTGTAGCCGTTCCCTTGTGTTTAGTTTGTTGTTCAAGTGGTGGCTTTCATCTCAATTCTGGCTGAGTATTGCTCAGTTCTCCAGCATTCAATTCGTGCCTGCGCTGCAGTCATCAGCCATCGGTATTTTTCCTCGATTTCTACGGCTTGCCTTATACCCTCCAAAATCTCGATATATTCTGAATGGGCATAGGCGTAGGCTTCTTGTTTTCCAAGTGCCTCTAACCTTGAGTTTGCCATGAGTTGAGCTTTTCTTGATTTCCTGAACTCTTCCAAGTAGATGCGGTCGGCCTTGGCTTTGGCATAAAGTGGCGCTGTATCTATGATGTATTGAATGGCTTTAGTTGGTTCGTTCATGTTCTTTCCCTTATGGCATCCATGTGAACATAACCAGTTGAAGCGTCCAAAATTTCAATTATTTCGTTACGCTCATGCTCTGCTATCAGTTTTGCAAAGCGAATAAGACCTTCTTCATCAAACTTTAGGCCATGAATAGTATTTTCTATTGCCAATTTAATAATATCTTCATTATTCATATTATCTCCACCACATTATTATTATTTGATTTTAGATAATCTCTAGTTTTCTGAATATATCTTTCAAATTCAGACCTAGAAATACTTGATTGTTGCAAGTCAGCGTATTGGATCAACTCACGCACCGATTGAATACCCTCTCCAGTTAAACCGAATTTTCCTGTTTTCTTGAATCTAAGTGCTGACTCATAGAGTGCTTTTTGAGCCTTTTCGCATACTGGTAGCACTTCTGGCCCTACTCCAGCCCTTGCCATCGTTTCGCTTAGGTTTAAGACCTCGGTTAACGTATTCCAATCCTGAATTGTTCCCATGCCTTTAGTTATCGCTTCTAGGGCTGAGTATTCCATTACCCTGAGTTTGTCTAGTTTGTCTCTGTCGGTAATGCAAGCACCCTCGATAGCGTGTTTCAATGGATTGAGCAACGCCCATACCTTGCGTTTAACTTGTTTACGCATTTTTCTCTTTTAACTTACGTTCTATTGCGCCAGCGTAGAAAACCCAATCAGCACTTAGGCAACCCCAATCCTCGGCTAGTTGCATATGCTCTTGCTCGGTTAGCCCTCTCCAAGGTCTTTTGTTTTCCAAGTGCATCTCTATTGCATCGAGTATTTCATCTTTAGTCATATTGATCTTCACACTCACAAATAAAGTTATAGCAAGTCACGCAATAGCCAGCTTCAATCATTTGCATACGGACTTCATGTCTCAAATGGTGGTAATGCTTGAATCGACTTGTACCCTCTTCTTTATCCTTATCTGTTGGCAAATCAGCATCCCAGAGCCTTGCCCAAGCCTCGAAAAGCTCTTCATTCTGTTTAAACACCCTTGCTGACCTCTCAATAAGCTTTTTATTGCCCTCCATTAAGTCATCAATGCGTTTTTGTTGTTCTGCAATAGTTCTCTCTAAGCTCATACGTCCTCCATCTTGTAGTTCAGTTTGTGGTGCTGAAATCGCATAGCCGCCTCCATGTCTAGCTCTTTGAACTGCTCATCAGACAGTAACCCGATGACATCACGACCATTGAACCAAATTTCCTTGATTGACTCGTTATAGGTTGTTTCTCCATCGTTTTCATACTCATAAACGACAGTAACAATCTCGCTGCCTGCACCTGTTGTTGTGTCAAATTCCCATGTATTCATGATTCACTCCTGTTAAAAACTGTTAATTTACTCTTGTTTTTTTCTTTTTGTACTAGGACAAACCCTTAGTCCAGACATTCTTTGACGCACACATCGATCCCAGATTGGGAGCTGTAAACCTTCGTAACGTGGATATTCACAATTTGAGAATCATCCTTGTAAACCACTCCATTCATGGCATCTTCTACGCTTTTCAGCACATTAGATGCATCAGGCTTCTTAATTGGCTTCTCAGAGCCGTTTAAACAGGCTTCTAGGCGCTTTTTAGGCAATGACTTAGGGATTGGTGCTCTGATGTACAAATACAGGTTTACAGGGGTTTCTAAACATTCCGAGCTTCCCATTGCTTCAATAGCCGCTTCTTTGATTGAAGACTCATAGTTGCGGGTTTTGTCAGGGGTGTAAGTTTGGACAAAGTTTCCACGTTTGGCATACCTTGCTCTTTGTTTGCCAACAGGGTCGCCATCTACTTTAAAAGTTATCATCATTGTCATTTCAAGATTCTCCATGCGGTAGCTGCACACAATGGGACTTGTCCATTACCAATGGCTTTAAGTCTGTCCACTCTTGAGGCCATCCCATCAACCACTCGACCCACGTTGGGTTCAGACGGCCATTCGGGGTTGGCTCTAAACTCATTACAACTTCCCCAAGATTGCTCTTCCAGTACGTGTTGTTCGGGTCTAGGTGTCGGCTGATTGCATGGCGAGAGTCTTGACATACGGGCGTGGGCCATTTTTCTTGCCTCTTTTTTAAGGCTTTCCTGCTGTTGCTCCCACCGTCCAATCCTGTCGTGTTGGGCGTGTGGAAGGTGTCCAGGCCATTTGGCGACAATCCAAATCCTATCCCTCTGATGTGGCGCTCCAACGTCAGCTGCTCCCAACACTCCCCATCTCGCATTAAACCCCATTGAGGCCAAGTCCCCGAGAACTCGTCCAAGCCCCCTAGAAGTGAGCATTGGTGAGTTTTCCACGAAGACGTATCTGGGTCGTACTTCACGAATGATCCTCGCCATTTCTCCCCACATTCCAGACCGCTCTCCATCGATTCCTGCCCCTTTTCCTGCGGCTGAGATGTCTTGGCATGGAAACCCGCCCGATACGACATCAACAATGCCTCTCCAAGGTCTTCCGTCAAAGGTTTGTACATCATCCCAAATCGGGAAAGGCGGGAGAAGGCCGTCATTTTGTCTGGCGCACAATACGCTTGCGGGATAGGGTTCCCATTCGACGGCACAGACTGTTCTCCATCCAAGCAAGTGTCCCCCAAGGATTCCACCGCCTGCGCCTGCGAAGAGAGCGAGTTCATTAAGGCTTTGCTGATTAACCAGGTCATTCAATTGTTCCATTTTTCATTAAACTCATGTAATTTCGGACTCTATCTCTAGCACCAGTCCCATAGATTCGTTCACACCTTTCAAGTCTGGAACGAACAAAGTCGTTATCTCTGGTTGTCTGCCAAGAACGGAATATTTCCCTTGCTTCGGCTTTCTCCAGAACAACCCTGTCTCCTTCATTGGATATTGTTTTGCGTGAATACGCCATAGGTGTTTACTCTAAGTCGCCAGTAAGCTCCAATGCTTTGTTTATCAGGTAAAGCGGAACATTCTTTCCATCCTTTACTTTGTCCAACAGGATCATGGCTTCAAAATAATTCATACAATCTCATTTTCTTTAACACTAGACCAATTTTTCCCACATTTAATTGATCCTATTGTTGACTTAGAAACATTAAATAAATTTGCTATTTTTGAAAAACTTACTTTTTTGTTGAGCATTTCTTTAATTTCAATAACTTGTTTTATATTTAATTTTGCTTGTGAATGTTTTTCGCCATTTCTACCTATAAATGCTGATGGTGCATTACGACTTTTACTAATCATGTCTTGAACATTATCTTTTGCTGTTCCTAAAAACAAATGGTCTGGATTTATACAATTAGGCACATCACATTTATGACAAACAAATAATTTATCTGGTATATCACCATAATGAACAATCCAAGATGCTCTATGTGCGCCCATATTTGTTTTATTAAACCAAACCCATCCGTATTTATGTCCTGCTTTGCTTTTCATTCGGTATCCTTGATAAAGCCAGCATCCTTTGTCATCAATAACAATCCTTTTTAAGAAGTTCATTTTCGTAACTCCGCTAATCTAGCTCTGATGTGGTCTGGCATTGGCGTTGCTTTTTTGGCATCTTCAATAATCTTGGTTAGCGCAGGGTCTGGTTCGTTTGAAGGTGGAACTGTAGTCCTGATGTTGTCGGCAGGATTTCCTTTGATCTCAAAAACATCTTGCCAACCAGAAGTGATTGATTTCTCCAAAACCAACTTAATGTCCTGACCATTGCTTCTAAAACGACTTAGCTTGTCAATCAGAAGTTTTATGGCGTAGTCAGTTGGCGGCTTCTTGATGCGCTTTCTCATTTCCAAAAATTGCTCCCAAGTTTCTTTAGGAACCCAATCTGGCAAAACAAAGGCAACGCTAGTTGCTTTCTCTTTTATTTGGTTATTGGTTAATGGTTTATGGTTATTGGTTAATGGTGCATCGTGTATCGATGATGTGTCCACAATGGGTACATCATTAACCCTTAATGTACCTATGTAAACATCAATGGATTTAGCCAAATAATGAGATATAAAGTCTTCTTTTTTAACTTTATCCTTCAAAGATGGGTTGTCCCTGATAAACGCACCAAATGCAGAAACTGCCTGATGTTTGTGAAAATCAGCTATCTGTTTGTCGGCATAAGCGTTCACAAAGCCATTTTCTGTGGACAAAAAGAACTCATTGAGGACTGTTAAAACATCCTCTTCATGATCTCTCATTCCGATGTGTCGGGCAGCATCTCGATGCTTAATCGGTTGTTCATGGAGATAATAAAAGTCAAGCAAACGCCTGTACGCCAAGTCTTCGTAGTGCGAAAGATGGCGTGTGTGACTCATGTAGTCACCAATGTGAAACTTGTAGAAGTGCATTTTCCTCACCTTTTCGCTCCCTTAAAGAAACTGCGGCAGGAGAGGGAGTAACTCTTTTCGGTCTGCTCATGACTTCAGACCTAGCCGTGTTTCAAATTAGTGTATCAAATATTTTGATGATTTGTGATGTCTTTTGAAAAATCGTGTCTTTTGTACAACTTGTTCAGTTGAGCTTTCATGGCTCGGTACTCAGCAGGGGTAAAAATACCCTGAGTCTGGATTCCACAAAAAACAGTCTGACTAGGCTTTGGTACATCCTCTTCCAAGGTGTATTGGTTAATCCAGAATTTCCCAGATTTCACCAGTTTGGCAGTCAATTTACCCTGATTGCGTAGTTTCTTGGTGGTTGAGATAACTGTTGCCTGGCTCATTCCTGTGATCTCTGCCAGTTCGTGAGAGGTTAAAGGGCCGTTTTGTAGTGCATCAATGATGGCGGCTTGTGTCATTTGTATAGATTCTCCAAGTTAATGGGTCTGTTAAGGTGAAGTTCTAGTGTTCTGGAGATCAGAGCAGTTACCGCAGCGGTAAAGTCCTCTGGCTCGTCAACATAGACACTAGCCATGCGGTTGGCGTAGCCCTGTAGGGTTTCCGCACATTGTTTTTCAAGGTTTTCGTAGTTCATGCTCGGAATAGTAGTGTTGTTTTTTTGCAAGTCAATTAGGGTTTATCCCTATTAAAAAGACTAAAAAGGTGTGGCACATTACAGGCATTGGCCATCCGAAAGCGTGAAGTCCATCATGCTAAACAGTTGCAATGCCATCGAAACTTACGGCCAATTCTTATGCAGGTCATAAGGTGCTAGGGACGAATTGCAAAAACGGACAACTTTGATAAACAATTGATAGGAGTGAATATGCCAATACTTAATGGAAAAAATGTAGTAGACCTAGAAGTAGATGGAGTAGACCCAAGAGATTATCCAGATTTTGCGGATGCCTACTTCTCTTATGGATGCTACGAAGATGGGACAGAACTAACAGAAGATGAGTTGAATAGCCTCACCGATCTGGCAAGCGATGTTCTATGGGAAATGGCTTTTGATAGGTTGCACTAATGAAAACGCTATTTCAATTCTTTGTAGAAGAGTTCTCAGACATCAAATACTGTCCCTATTGTTTGACAATCAAGGGTAATAAAATAGTCTGTTGCCAAGAAGCAGACTTCATTGAGTTCAAGGATTTAGACCTTGACCAACAAAAATCAATCATTAATGACGAGTTCGATCAAAATACTTAAGGAAAAATCATGGGCGTACATAAAAAGTTAATGGAAGCACGAATTGCACTTCAGGCTGCTCCACTCAAGAAATCAGGCCATAACAAGTTTGCTGGCTACCAGTACTTTGAACTTGGTGATTTCTTGCCAACAATCAATCAAATCTTCTCAAAGGTCGGTCTTTGCGGTGTTGTATCGTTCGATAAAGAACTGGCAACCCTGACAATCACAGACACAGACGATAATTCTGAGATCAAGTTGACAAGCCCTATGGCAGATGCCAATCTAAAAGGCTGCCATCCAATCCAGAATCTCGGTGCGGTGGAGACATATACCAGGCGCTATCTTTGGGTGTCGGCAATGGAAATCGTAGAGCATGATGCCCTTGATTCCTCACCTCCAATCAAAGAGCAAGCACCTGTGATTACACCAACACAAGGCGCTCAAGATAACATTCCTGCAGAGGAATTACAGTACTTGCAAGAGATGGCAGTTGAACTGATTGCCATGTGTGAGCAAGGTGATCCCAAGGAGGCTTGGGTTAAGTTGGAAGAAGAGAATCTAGACTCTGAGCAAAAGGTAGCTCTGTGGACTCTGCTTCCAAGTAAAGTGCGTACAGCGTTAAAGAAAGCGAAGGAAATCTAATATGGAACTCTGTCAAAAGTTGTTACATGAAACTTTCTCTTATGAAGATGGAAATTTATTTTGGAAGCAACCAACTGGCAGACGAATTTCAGTTGGGCAGATAGCTGGAAGAACAAACCACGGATATAAAGCAATAGGTTTTATGGGCAGAGAATATATGGCACATAGACTTATTTTTATGTTTCATCATGGCTATCTACCAATAGAAGTTGACCATATAGATGGAAATAAGATAAATAACAGAATTGAAAACTTAAGAGCTTCAACTCATTCTGAAAATCTTAAGAACCAAAAGATAAGACATGACAATACCAGTGGTATTAAAAATGTTGGATGGGCAAGGCGTGAACAAAGATGGAGGGTGCGATTAACAGTAAACGGAAAAGATAAGCACATTGGATATTTTAAAGATCGTGATTTAGCAGATTTAGTCGCAGTAGAAGCGTGTAATCTGTATCACAAAGAATTTTCTTCATACAAAGGAGTGTTAAATGGAAAATAATCGACAGGTAAGAGATAACTCAGGCGTGTTGTTTAAAAACGACAAGAAAGAAACAGGAAACCATCCTGATTACAAAGGAAACATCACAGTCAATGGTCAGGACTATTGGTTGTCTGCATGGAT